ATGTCTTCCACCATTGAAAACCTCTCCCTTATCATCGCCAAAGTCCCAGTCAAAAATGGATTTGGCCGGGACTTTGGATATGACTCTGAATGAAACTTCCAGACCTGACGTAACGTACAAAAAGTCCAGATTGTTATTCATATTAGTCTGTCTTATGTAATTTTCATATATTACCCTTTAGAAGAGGATTCGAATTCTTCCAGCAAAGCCTGAATAAGTGTTTCTACTGTATCATCTTTCTCGGCAACGATTTCATGAAGACCTGCTACCAGTTTCAGTTCTTCCAGGGAATAGCCCTTTGCAAGTTTTTCAAGAGTCATGCCTTTCTTGAACTGAGCATTCAGTCTCTTATCCAACTTTTCGATGTCGGCCTCTGAATACTTTTCGATTTCTGATTTATCAGCAATGATAATCAGATGGCCAGAGGCAATTGCCTTCTGAATCTTTGGTGCACGGAATTGACGACGAGAGAGTTCCTTGTCTTCTCCTCTACAAACGGTAATACCAGTTGATTGGTCATGAAAACTGTAAGCTCTTGGTCCCACAGTTACTGTATATTTATCTTTAGCCATATTTTCTAAGATTTAAAAATGATTAAAGAGAGGATAGGTCTTTTTAGTTACCTACCCTCTCAGGGAATTTATATAGATGAAACCGGACGTCCCTTATTATTCTAGGTTAACCATCAAATATGGGTCTACGTTCATGAACTCGGGGAAACCGAATTCTGAGAACTCCTTGTCAGCAGCCAGCAACAGAGTTGCATCCTGGTACATCTTAGAGAAGCCAGTAGTCAAGCTTGCATAGATTGCCTGAGTCTGGTTAGAAACGATTCTTTCAGATTCAAGCATCAACTGACGAGCAGTAAGCTTAATCAAGGCAGCAGATGTATCAATCAACAGCAACTGTTGGTCGGGTGTACCCGGGTGAATGTAGAAGTCAGCATTCTTGGGAACAGGAGACTTAACATTCAGGGTAGCTTCTGTAGTACCAGAGTGACGATCCTTGAATTCCGGCAAGTTCAGCATTTCGATTGCCTGGTCTTCACCACCAATCATAGTTTGGAAGTTACGTCCCATACGAGCAGCACGTACCCAAATATGCAGAAGGTCTTTGTAAGTGATACCGTTAGTTGTTTCGTATACACCGATTACCGGGGCAGACTCAGAGCCATCAGGGTTGTTACCATTGATAGCAACGTCCATAGCCAGAGTATCCAGAGCATAACCCAACTGAACACCAAAATCACGAAGGTAGATTCCCAAGACATCGAGTGAAACATAGTTACGAACTTCATCAGTAAGTTTGAAACCTTTTCCGATTTTGAAGAGGCTAACTGATTTCTGTCCGAAGCTAACATCACCCAATGGGATAGTTTCTGCCTCATTAACCTTTGCAGGGGCAGCATCCGACATGTTAACCATCGGCATGATTGCTTGTAAACCATTGATTGGTTGGTCAGATGCAATGATATTTGGATAGAACGGAGCCTGGCGCATACCCAATGTGATAGCAGCACGGATAATTTCCGGAACAATCCAACGAATATTCTGTTGAGGCATTGTAAAGATGTTCTGCATCGTGTCCACTTTTGGATTGATGCCCATCTTTTCAAAAAGTTCATCTTCTGAAATACCCCATTTACCGGTAACCAATTCTCCAAAAGTTACCTCTACAGGCTTCTTGTCCTGTGAACCGGAACGAACAGCTTCCAAGCTTCTTACCATTTCCGGCAGCTCATTCATAAAATCCTGAGCCTTCAACTTTGTAATATCTATTTTATTTTCCATAACTTCTTTTCTCTTATTTGATGAGTACTTGAATTACCTCATTTGCCTCTTCTGCTGGATTAAGGGCAATGAACGGAGTTGAAATTGCTTGGTGAGCTTTTACGAATCTATCGTTAAGCAATGCTTTATCGGGAGTTACATAGCCAGCATCGATATTTTCATTTGATACCCAGTTACAAATCATGTAACCTTCCATAGCTACTGTTACCTCTACCGGGAAATTTTTTTGAGGTTGATAAGCAGGGTTAACGTTATCCGTTACTGCTACACCCAAATAAACTTGAGTAGCTGTATCAGTGCAAGGGTAAATCAAACCTTCTTCATTCAAAGCCACTGGCATACCCTGTACGATTTTCTCTCCAGCTTTAACATTGAAAGCCTGGTGCAATTTGTGTGACTCACTTTTGTAAATCACCGCTCTCGGGGTTCTTTCCCCAAAGAGAGTAAGTTGCTGAGGGTCGTTTACGATTTTAGTTTTTTCCATAACGCGGATTATTTATATTAGTTATTTGATTTTGTTTCGATACAAGTTATCGATTACATTCTTAGTACTCGGAGATTCTGAATTCCGTTGGGTATCAGTACCCTGGGTTCCAGTTTTACCCTCGGTATCATCCTCAGCAATTGAGGAAGCACGGTTGACGTCCTTAGAACCACATTTTGAGCAAGTGAGAGGGAACTTCTCTTCCAAGCGAGCTTGGTAATCCTTGGTCAAGGAAATAAGAGTAGTAATACCAGTAGTCTCGGCATTGAGCATCGTAACGATTGTCTCATCTACCTTATCACCCATCAACTTCTTGTAGGTTTCTACGGCATTTTCACGTAGAGAAGCAATGTGATTCTTTCCTACGGTTGCCATTTCCTTCAAGTTAGCTACTTCGGCATTCAAGTTGGTAATCTGTTCCGTAAGAGAAGTTTTCTCTGTAGTAAGATTATCTACCGAAGTTTGCAATTCGTTTCTGGATGATACCAAAGTCTGAATGCAGGCCATTACATTTTCCTGATTCATCTCTTTACCTTCTTCCAGGGTAAGCATGTTATCCCCAAAAAGGCTTTCAAGAAATTTTTGTAATTCGTTCATGTTATCTTTATTTGAATGATTATCATTGGCATCATTAAAAGAACCCTGAGTATCGTTCTTTTCTTGATATGATGTTAAATCTGATTTATAATCAGTAAAGAAGTATTGCTTCGATTTATCATCTCTGTATTCTTCATAAGATGCCCAAGTTCTTTTGGCAAAGGTTGGGTTAATGATTTTACCATCCGAACCAATTTTCTGGGCAAATGAATCAGCACCATGTGAAACTAGTGAGGTCTCAAGGTAACGAACAATTTCAGTAACAATTCTACGTACCATAACTCCCTTAGAGTCATAAGTACCCAGTTTCTGATAAAATTCGTTATCTTCCATTTGGGGATGGGATTTATCCCACTTAAATTGTACAGTAACTGAATTACTATGAATTGAAGGAGGTTCCATAAGGATGCCTCTAGCAATTCTTGGGTTTGCCTTACCATCGATTTTCAGAATACCGTTGATACCAGCGGGTATAGTAAAGCTACCGTCTTTGTAGGATTCCTGCCACATTACTTGTGATACAGCACCAATAGCATTACCGATGTTGGTTTCATGGTCACAGTTTACTGTTTGACCAAGCAACATCTTCATAGAAGCCTTTAGTACTCCATTCTGACCAAAGTCTGTCGGGTTCCAATTCTTAGATACAATCGTTTCTGAAAGTAATCGGAACATAGGTTCGATAAACTCTTCATCCTTTGGAGTTAATTCCGATTTATCCAGGTTAGGGTAATAGGTATTATAATCTATATCCCCTCCCCAAAATCCAAATTGAGCAATGGTGTCCGGTGTAGGATTCTTCCATTTGTAATAATTCTCGGAGAAAGTCTGGGCTCCCACTGCTTCTGGGATATACCCAGCCATAATGGTATGGCCTTGACCTATCACCATAGAATCAAGATGCTCTTTGTTTTTCTTTGTGAATTTACTCATCTTGCTTTAGTATTTTGGTCTCCTCGAGAAGGAGCCGGGTTTGTCTTATCTCTTGACCTACGAGCAGATTGGTTTTTATCATCCTGCCTTTGTTTCTTCTTGGTACCCTCTTGTGGGTCTGTATTACTACCCTTAGCAAATTGGTCCTCAAGTGAAACTCTTGGTTCCTTTTCATCCGGTGAATCATAACCCATTGCCCAAGCATATTGCTCTTGGCTAATGATACCTGCCTTATACAATAAGTCAAGGTTCTGTATCTTATACTGAAGACCTTGTTGGATTTTAACTTCATCAGAAACTGTAGAAGTTCCCCAATCAATCTTCATTCCCTTATTATTAAATCCTGCCAGACGCAGTTCTAGAGAATAAAGTCGGTCCAATACATAAGCTACAAGCATTTGGATATTTTTTAACTGGCTAATCATCTTAGACAGCATTATACCCGTTGCACCTTCACCAGTAGTAGATGATACCCCAATGATAGAGCCATTAACTCCCAACCCATTTGCTACAGATTGTTGATTCATATTCCAAGGCTTCTCGATATTACCGAGTTCCTTAGTAGTAGAATTGAGTTTGAATTCATGGTCATCTATGTAACCAGCAACTACTCCATCCTTCATACCCTCTTTAACATTACGTTTAAGGATATTAAGTTCATGGTATAATCGAGATTCATAAGCTTTGATACTCTCGTTGGGTCTTTGTGGAGATTTCTGCATTTTAGCTTCTAAGAAACCAACCATACCACAAATCTCCATGATATGTTTGAAGTTAATCTTCATATCATTCTGACCCTTGAGAGAATCCAATGCGGGCATAAATGGAGGAACTCCATAGGGTTCATCGGTATCATTGAACATACCAACATAAAAATAGGTTTCTGGGTTAAGTTTAATGTAATCTTGTTGCTTAACAAAGAAATTCATATTCTTTTGGTAAGGAGCATACACCCCATTTAATTCACGTTTAAACTTGATGTGTTCTGGCTTAAGGAATAATACAGTAGCCAAACCATCAAGCTTATCATTTGGTACTCCTTCTACGGATATTGCCCCACTTACAAGAAGTTGAACAATCATTTTATTAACTAAACCATCTATACCAGCAGTATATCTGGTCCATCCCTTGGTGGCTTTCTTAAGATGTTCTCTCATCTTTGAAGCCTCTTCATCGGTATTATTAGGGAAAGTTACTGTATGACTGGTGTTAGCTAACTTAAACATATCTTGCAATGCAATGCCCATATCAGGATTTACCTTATATAAATCCCGAATTAAAGGTATCACATCAACACGAAAAGAGGGTTCAACTAATTTAGTCAACCCTTGTAATGATGTAATTAAGTTATCGCTATCATCGTCAACTGAAACCCTACCAGGCGAAATCGATGTGGCAGGCTTCTCCTCTTTATTAGAGGATGTACCATTCTTGGGAGGGTCCTTCTTACGTCCCCAACCCCAACTAAAATTGAAGTACTTTTTCATCTTGGTTGTACGATTACGTTAGTTTTTCCTTTCCTTATGTGATTACATATTGCTTTTCCAAAGATATCATCATCGGCATATACATCTCCTTCAAGGTCTACATCTACAGCTGAATTGTTAGCCCTATGTTTACCCATTGCAACAGGTCTACCTAAACCATCATAAATGAAGGTATAAGCTTCTTGTACAAAGAATGGGTCCTTAATGATTACGTGATCTAATCGAATATCTTCTTCCAAGTTTTCTATTATCACTGAACGATTCTTTTGGGTGGTTAACCAACCAGGGGATTTATCCATTTCAGGTCTACTTTTACCTTTTTTCTTTAGCATCTTCTGGTAGTAGTAAAGGTTAGGGTAGCCTTCGTCTTGAAGCTTAGAAGTTACTGATAAACCAACGTCATTGGATTCTGGAGCTATTACTGCCCAGTTAAACAACTTCCCAGTATCACCAAGTAACTTAGCATAAGCTCCCACTGCCATTCTTCCCTTATATACTACTTGTTCTTCTCCTAGCTTATCCATACAAGTAAATGAAGAGTAGTCAGAAGCTCTACCAGTTGAAACGTCTGCACCAATGAAATATTCTTTATCTGATTCGGGTTCACAGAATTGTCGGTATTGACCATTAAATCTCTTCTTAATAACTGGGTAATCACTAAGGCAGTCTTCGATAGCTTTAATATCGGCTAAGTCGAAGACTGTATTACCAGATGATAAGAAGTCACCATCAATTTCTTGTGCAGTTCGTTTTGCTCCCAAAGCAGAAGACATTTGATTATACCAATTGATATCTCGTTCTGGGTGCATTTGCCAGTATAATCGAATTGGGTTAAAAGGATTACCTCCTGCAATGGCATCTACCCAAGTTGAGTGATAGAAATTACCAACTCCATAGGGAGTGGAATTGACGATGGCAGCTCCACCAGTGGAAAGAGTAGGGAATGCAGCAGCCCAAATTTGAGCAGCCCATCTTACTACTGCTGCCTCGTCAATTACCAGAAGAGAAAGGGATTCCGAACGACCGGCTTCGGATGATGTCGGAATTGATTCAATAAATGACCCATTATCAAATTCTATCATGGAAGCAGAACCGTATTCACCAGCTCTACCATTGATTATGGGAGTTTGAAGGTACCATGGAAGATTCTTGTACATGAACTTAATCTTCTTAAGTACCTTCTTAGCTGTTGTGTCCTTGATAGATATAATGTTTATCTTTTTGTTGGGATGGTACATCGCCAACCAAAGACAGTACATTGAAATAAGTTCTGTAATTCCTGCCTGACGGAACTTGAGAATGATATTGAATCGTTGGGCAATGAAATTGTAGAGAACGGATTTCTGAAAGGGGTATAAATCGAATCTTACCTTTCCTCTTACTGGATGTATCACATAGCAAAAAAGGCTAAAAAAGAAAACATCACTAGAAACTCGGGATAAGTTTGATAGCTCTTCTCGAGTTAAAGTAGTTCTAGTTTCTGAGATAGTCTTTGCCATTACTTAAAAGTTATACGTTATTTGAAATTCGATGTCAGTACCTATACCAGATTTTATCTTCGGATAGTAAAAGGTATTGACTCCGAGTTTGTAATTAAATCTCTTAGTCTTGATTGAAAGACCAGCTCCCATATCGAAGAGATTATTTAAAGGTCTGTATTTGCCATAAACGTATGGACTAAGTGATAACCTTGCAACTTTCTTTCGAGTTAATTGACCTTCATACCAGTTGTAGTTGTACTTATCTAAGTCGATTGGGAATAGTCTAGTTGAATAAGTGTTAGTCTCCTTATTGAACAGACTTAAGTTCAACTTATCTTTCTTCAAAACAATTTGAACCAGGGAATCTTGGTTACTGATAACTGGCTGCCTTAGCATGGAATCAGGAAAGAGAGTTGGCTGCTTATTATCATGAACTAAGATTTTACCTGGTTCAATTTTTTCTGAGTACTTCTTCTCTGGTTTGAAGGGTTTCTCTGTGTATACTGTATCTGGGATTTCATTGACCACTAGTTCCAGGGAATCAACCTCTCGAGAAAGTTTGTAATTCCTGAAGCAAAGGTAAATAGTAAATCCTAGAAGTACAATAAACAAGGCCCTTTTTAAATTCTTCATGGTAATTTCGCTTTTAGTGAAACTCTGGTACTCACTCGTTTCCTTGTTTTCCCTTAACAATCCCTTTCTTACCTTCAGATTGATTTATAGTTTATAGGATTATAGCTTTCTTTACCAGAAAGCACTTTCCTAAAAAAGAAAAACTTAATAAAAAGAAAAAAGGGTTTTCAAACAGCTCAATTTAGCTCAGTTTTGATGAGTTAATTTTCTTGAGGCATTTTTTGAACCAAATACCTATTTCCCCTACTGCCCCTTTGGCAATTGTATACCTTGCCTTGTTAAGCCAGTAATGGTAATCCTTAAAATCACCTTCGAAGGTATCACCATTCTTGTGAAGGTAAATTTCGAATTTATCAGGGAATCCCATAATTGCCTTGAAGTCTTCGATTCCCAAGGGGTATCCATCTGGTCTAAATTGCCTATCTGCAGGTCTGAGAGTTAATGGGGGTTTATCATACTCTAATCGATATACTCCTGGAAGAGTACTCATCTTTGCAGTTTTGATAGGCCACTTCTTTTCATCTTTAAAATCTCTAACCCAGAGTCTATGTATTTTTGCTACTGTGAGATTCTTCTTCTCTGGAAGCTTCCGATAGTCATACATTGCCAGAGTTTTACTCATAAACGGAATCTGGTTAGTATTATTTTCCTGAGAGAATGTGAGTGGTTTAAGTAGATTTCTAGTAATTGTTGGGTTTTTTACTTGAAATACTTCATCAAAAGCATTCAAATATTTCTTACCCGTTTTTCTATGTACTCCAATGATAAGTAATCTCTTTCGTGATAACTGTGAGTTACCGTAGTCAGAAACGCTTCTTTCGTGAAAAATAAGTTTATAGTCTTCAAGAGTTTTTTGAAGATATTCTTTTGGGAGCAAAGATAGCAAACGAGGTAAGTTTTCAATAAGAAATATCTTAGGTTTATAATGTAAGATTGATTGAATTACTAGATTTAGGGATTTATTCTCTTGGGGATTGCCCAATTCTTTTACTTTTGAAAGCCTCATAATAGAAGCTATCCCGCAATCTGGACTTGAAAGTATGATGTCTGGCTTACAATCTGGGAAGGTTTCATCTTTATAATAGGGTATACCACCAAAGTTCAATTTCCACTGCTCTAAGCCTTTAGTATAAAATACTCCTCGAGTTTCTATATTAGCTATCAAATTCTTTCTAAAAGGGAACAAAAGGATGCCTGCACCAGCAGACACCCCTAATACTTTTAATTTTTTCATTTCTTGTAGCTTCTCAATTTAATGTACTTAATCCAAGCAAATGGCTTACGATCTTCCAAGTAACTCAGATTCTTATCATTATTGTGGGCTTCTTCTTCGAAGCTTACATCATGGTATCTTTCGTTCTGTTTATCCCACTTGGCAAAGCACATGATAATTAGGTATTCGATAACATACCAAAGGTAGAAGAATCCAAAAGTCAGAGCCACTACCCACCAAAAGGATATATCGAATGATAACCAGAGTATGATACCAAGTACTAAACCCACTATACTACATTCAATCTGTTGTACCTGATGAATACGTTCATGATTGATATCATCGGGTTTACACTCTTCTACTTTGTGTTTGAAGAATGAGTTATACACCAGAGTAATTGCTTTGTAACTGGGGAAAAGAAATACTTTTGCTACCCAGCTGTTAAAATGACATCTTTTCATAATTTATCTTTGAAGTTTTCGTAAGCATTTCTTAGCTTTTGGTCGTAGGCATTCTGGGCATACCCGGGACCATTGTATTTTCTGGCAAAGCCAGCCCAGTCCTTTTCTTTGAGATTACTCAAACAACCAGAGTTTTTCATGAAATAATACATGAGTTCTAGTTGATTTGCATGAGATTCTGACATCTTATGAACGAATTCGAAGACATCTTTACATTCACAGAGGTTGTGATTGAACCCACAAATCTGGAACATACCCCAACTTGCAGACTTCAATGCACATTCTTCGTCAATTTCTTTGGCTAATTCGAGTCTCTTATACTCGTGTACACCTCCCAAGTACTTCGATTTATCCCATTTAGGGAAGAAAATCGTAGAATATCTCTTACAAAGGTAAGCTAAATCTCTGTCTGGGAATTTCTTATGTACTTCTTTGTACATAATGTGACCTTCAAAGAGAATTTGAGGCCTACCATCAGCTAAAAACCCATCTCTACCTGCTGCTTCTACCAATTGAACAGCTTTCAATAGAGCAGGTTCTAGACCTAAGCGAATAGCAAGGTCTTTAATCATTTCATTTGTTAGTTTATCCATAACTTATCAGTTTTAATGGTTCAATTTTAGTAACAAAAGTATTGCTTATAACCCATTTTCAATATGTTTAGAGGTTCTATTATCATATATAACTTATAATAAAATAATGCAATATGGACAAGAAAAATGAATGCCAGATATGTGGCAAACCAATTAATTTAGAGGAATTCGATGAAACTAGAAAGATTCCCCAACTTATGGCAAGAAAACAAGTTTGTTTTAAATGTGCTTTTTGGTTTAATCGATTAGCTTATGATAAAGAACTTGAAAAAGAGAAGAAAATTGCCGTAATTACTCCCGATTATTCTCATTGGATAACTAGAGTACCGGGAAGTATTTTAATGGTACCTTCTGCTTTTGGGGGAATTTACCAAACTAAACTCCAACCAGTCAACACTCTTGGTGTTATAGATGAAGATAAAGAGAAACTTTTCATCATCCGTTATAATAACATCGCTCACCAGGGCACTATACCAGAACATCTAAGAGATGCTTTTAAAGTAAATGGAATATTTCTATCTCCACAGGAATACAAAATGCTAGAGGATTACCGGGGCAATGCCTATGAATTTATAAAAAATAAAATAGATAATGCAATAGATAAAGAATAATTTCGTATATTTGCATAAAGAAAATTTCTAAATAAAAATAGATATGAAAAAAGAAAAGAAAGAAGCTAAAAAGCTCAAAGAGGATGATGAAGTTATCTTCGTATTATCAGGAAGACCCATCACAGAGAAAGTAACAGTAGAATCCATCGATAAGAAAGGTGGATTTGCAATGCTCAGTAACCGGGTAAAAGTTGCAAGAACTCTCGGTCCTGATGATACATATCCAAGATTGGATGGGCAAAAGGGAGAAGTTCGTCCGCTTACCGAAGAAAATGAAAGAGTATTCCTTGCATATAAGGCTTATTTCTCGATTAAGAGAAACATAGAGTTCCTTGACAAGGAAATGAAAAGTATGAAAGATACCGATGCTTTTGATATGATGATTGATTTCGATAAGAAGCTAACCAAGATAGTTAACAAATACTTCAAAGAACAATGACTACAGTATTAGCAATAATTTATTTGGTATGTTTGCCATTCACGGTATTTTTTGTAAGGGCTTGCTTGGATTATTTACCCTATACTCACAAAATACACTCTCTCGTTTTATTTATATCGGTATTGATAGTATTACCTCTATTTCCGATTTATTTATTAATCAGATACATAAAATACAAATTACTATGAGATACTTTTTTGACAGAGATGGTAATTATGCTGGGTCATCAATGCAAGGGTGGGAGATTCTTCTCCTACTCTTGTTCCCAGTTGCTTTAATAATTTTCCTCGTATTCTTACCCTTCTATGTATTTCATAAATACAGTTCTAGAGAAGAGGATAAAAAATACGAGGAAGAACATCCAGAAATACTAAAAGTAGATTCTTATATTACCTGCTGGTATCCATGGCATAGATATTCTGTTGCATATACACTGGCTCTTATATTCTGGGTAATTGCTTTTATAATTGGGATATTATCTTAATACCTGTATTGAGTTGGAGCTATTACCCCAATAAAAGTTCAAATCTAATGGATATTTTTTAGTGGGGTTAAACCTACTGGAGAGTATAGGAGTATCACCGCTGTTAACAGAGGGAGTTGAAACTTTTGTAAGAGTATAGGAACCCAATCCAGTTGTTTTTGTTGTAAAGTATGAATTACTTGGTAAATTGTAGCTAGGATTAAAAGCATTACCATTCTTATCAAAGCAGGACCAAGACAGTATGTCAATATTATTAGGGTATATAGGAGCAATATGGATATTAATCGTATTTCTATTTTGATTTACTATCCAATTCTTATTTTGGTTACCATCAGCCATAAGTCCACCTTCGCCACTAATATTAGTTTTAACCAAAAAAAAAGCACTCGAGTCTACTTCATAGAGGGGTATAGGATTAAAATGTATTTCCCAATATTCTTTTTCTTCGGGAGTAGTAAGGTGTAGATTTATTTTATTACCAGATTCATTTTGTGTAAGTATACAAAGCCCAGAAGTACCGTCATCTTGTGCAGTAATCTGAATACCATTGTTACTTTTGTCTTCCTCCAGAACATAGTCCGGGGTATTGATGCTAGCAGAATAACCAACTTCAATAACCCCGGACAATTTGCCATTTACATACTTACGCTTTTGAGATTGTATTGTCCATCTCTTAAAGTTTCCCTGTCTTATTTCTGCATATATATCTTGGGTAGATCTCCCCCCCCCCTAATTTAAGAACTTTATTTTCCATAATGTATAATGTTTTTAGATTGATACTGTTCCTCCTGCACTTGGTACTATAAATGACCCCTCGGATATCCAGGTAGCATTTGATTTAGTATATACAGCTACTATATCTCCAGTAGTACATTCTATTCGAGTACCAGGTTCTGAGTTATTGGCATCGAATGGAATCTCCATAGTAACAGTACCAGTTGCTGAGAGACCCTGTATATACGACGGATCTGAAGGTGATGTATTCTGTGGCTTAGCTCCCCTGCCAAAGAGAAAGTAGCTTCTATCTGTGGGCAATCCAGAGAGAGTGAATGTTGAAACCTCAATGGGCGGCTTCTGAGTACCGTGTACCTGAGTTACTGGTATACTAAGGTTAGCATCCCCACAGGTTAAGAAGAGATTCCCTGAACGGTTAGCTCCAGTTTGATTACTCGATAAAGCGGTCAGGAATACCAGGTGTTGGTTCTCAGTATCCATTGAGGCAACGGATACTGAGCACCAATCGGGAGCACTACCCACATGGGGAGTTTCTGGCTTTTTAGACCCATCACTACCCTTTAAATAGGCCACCACAAGGATTAGAGCAGTATCATCTTTATCACTACCTAAAGGCAATGTGTTTGAAACCATTTTTATGTATCCACTATAGGTAATACCGGATCCCTGAGTTACTGTGAGATTGATTTTGTTATCAGATTCATTCTGGTCAAATATCAGAGTAGTAGACCTTGAGGACCCAGTATTTTCTGAATAGTTAATTTTTACATCTAAGTAACCATCTCCAACGGTAACTCCTCCCCAAGTAGCCCAACTTACGTAGGCTGAAACCAAAGTACAAGAGGGTGTAGAGGTTGAAACTACTTTGCCATTTACCAGTTTCCTTTTGATGGAAGTGATACGGTAGGTTACAGTACCACCTTTTGAAGATACAGTATCTGTACTTGTATCTGTAATTGCACGTGCTAGTTTGAATAATGTTTTTTCTTCCATATCTTTATAAGTTTTTGGTTTATAGAAAGAACTTTGATATTGTAATCTACCAGAGAGGGATAATCCGAAGTATATGATATTATATAATCAATATAAAGAATTATGAGAAAGTATCAGTATCAGATTTACTACCATACAAGCAGAGGAAGGTACTTCATTAAGATTAGGTATTCCTTCCTGGGATTGGTGTTTTGGCTTACACTTAGAGATAAGTATTCGAGTAATATAGAAACCTTCCTTGATAAGGATAAGGCAATTGAAAGGGCAGAAGATTATTTAAGATATTTATACCTAAAGAGAAAAAATAGTAGGGTGTTAAAGGTTACTGGGAGAATAGATATTACCAGTAGGTTAAAATCAGTGAGGGAGGATTATTAAGATGGTGAAGGTTGAAACAATTAGGGATGATAATGAAAAGAGGATTCTTAAATGCCAAGAGGATAATCGGATTTGGTATCAGATATGGATTACCCAATTGGATATGAATTGTATAGAAAGGTATTTTGATGGGTATGGTGAAGTTAAGAGATGGTGGTTAAGGAATCTTCAACAGTATTATGTTTTCTTTTATGAGAAGAAAGGTGGTAAGGTTCGAGGAGTTCTTGGGAAAGATAGGACTAAGGATTTAATTCGTGCTATACTTTAATTAGTTGCCAGAGACCTAACATCCCTGGCTTCTTTGTGTGTTGTGTGAGCATGTGTGGTTGTGGGCATATGGGATATCTAGGTATGCCCTTAATACGAGGAGTGATTTTTGTGTGGTACTAAAAATGTGTATTTGCCTTCAAGGTACCCCTTAATGTGAGGGCTTCGAAAGTTGTGGTACTAAATGGGGAGTACGGTTCCCTTAAATTTAACATTTGAAAATAAAAAGTAAGGGACAAATAAAATGTTTGTCCCTTTGCTTTCTAATTATCTACTAAATGATTATTTAAATTTTCTTTAAATTGTTCATTTAAACAATAACATAAGTATAGTAAAAAAGTTTTAAAAGAAAATTTTTTATAAATTGTATATTCAACTTCATTTAAATAGCTCATGCTTATTTGTTTAATCAATAGAAATTGCTCTACATTAATTAATTGAAAAGTTTGTACGTCAATAATAGTAGATATTATTCTATGATTTGACTTTAAAAGAATATAAACTACATATAAAGCAGTAGCAAACACAATTAATAACATAACAAACAGAATTAATAACATAATAATTTTATTTTTATGATAGGGAGTAAATACTCCCTATCTGATTTGTTTTTACTTCAAGGAGTTTTTCACGATTTCGAGGCCTTTTATTAAGGTCGCTTTCTTTTCTTCTTTAGTGTTTTCGCTTGCAATTGAAGAAAAAGAAAAATCGTTTGTTACGTATACTTGTTTATAAAAGTCTACAAAATTAGCAATTAAGTTTTTATCTGCATTCGTTGCAATTGAAGAAAGAAAGTTAAAAGTTACGTTTCTGAACTTTTTGCGTAATGATTTGATTTGCTTTTCGTTTGCACCCTCAAAAAGTTCTTTTTTGTAAATTTCTGTTTTTGTTCCTAAAGCTGTTTTAAAAAGTCCTTGATTTTTTTCTTTCACAGACTTTAAAACGTCTAAAGCTATTATACTATTAGCTTTATTGTTTGCTACTGCTTTTTCTACACTCACTTTGTTAATTTGATTTTTCATAATAAAAACGCTTGAATATTTTATTATTATTATTATTTATGACCTTTTTGATAGATATTCAAGACTTATTAAACTATCTAATAAGGTTTATTTCTTTTCTGATACAAATATAAGAACTATTTTTTAATTAGCAAAATTTTTAGAGAATTATTTTCTTAAAAAGTTTTAATTAAAAATTCATTCAAATATCGCTTTATCTTTTCGACATTGCAAAGATACGGACTTTATTTTAATCTACAAACATTTTCAAGAAAAATTTTTGAGAAAATGAATAATTTTATTTTCAAAATTATTTTTGTGAAAAATTCATAAAATAGAAAATATTGTGCACCCTAAAAAGGACTTAATATTTGCACTTAATTTTGGGGGTTCACAAAGGTAATCTTCACACGCCTTGTAGTGGGCATATATGATATGTATATGGATAATCCTATATGGCTTATGCCTGTCCTCTTGAGAGTGTATTATATACCTGTATATTGAAGGCCATTAATGGACTAAGGTGATAAAGAATTAAGGCCGATTAGCTATATCCCCATTATTGCCCTCTATAAACCTATTAGGTCCTAATTCAATAAGGCTATATAGGGACTATGGTAAGCCTATAGAGATTAGGATAGCCTATAAGGGCTTACTAAGTTAGCGTAAGTAAAAACCCAGGTACCTAAGTTAGGCCTGGGTTAAGGTATTAATCGAAGTATGCCTTGAAGGTTAATTTGCCTTCATCCCTCTAAATCTCCAGGGGCCATGAATGGAGATTGCCTATTACCTTGAACCTTTCCCTACCTAATGCTTATTATATAATATATGTATTAAGGTAACATGGCTCTAGGCAATCTAGGTACCCCTAAATCACAAAATTGTCCTAGAATACAAAAGTTAATGCTAATATAAATACTAAGCAAATAAATTACAGAGTTACTAGGAATATTACCTAAATATGCCCCATGAAAGCCTTAAATCCTATAAACCATTTAGCCCTAAAACCTAATAATTTTAATTGCCTAATCACAAATCCTATTGCCTAATCCCAGTACTTATTATATAATATATACTAATATAAATGGCTCTTAGGGGTAGGGGATTTAGGGGCCCCTAATGGTCGGATTTTGTGTACCTTTTAGGCCTTTTTGAGTTTGCCTTTAAAGTGTGTAGTAGAGCTATATGGTATAGTGGCTATATAGTGAGTTGAGTGGCTATGTATAGTAAGCCTTGTTTGCCTAGCCTTGTTTGCCTAAATCCCCAAAACCCCCGGTGAGGTACCTTGATATATGTATTTGGTATTATTATATTAATAGATGGTATATTAGTTATAGAGGAGATAGGTAGGTATTATATTAGGTACCTTAGGTAGCGTTAGTATGATTTTGTTTTGTTTTTGTGTTGGGTGGTGTGGGAGGTACCCGGTATTTATTCGATTAGGTATACCTGTATGAAGGCATATACTAAAAAGATTATGATTACATTCATTCTGTAGATGAATTTCTTTGTTAGGTAGGCTTCTTCATTTAGGATTAGAAGCCAGGTTGTTACGATGAGTAGAATTAGTGATTTCATAATTTTTTAGTATTATATGTACCTTGATATATGGGATAATGTTATCAGGGATATGGTGTATATTATTAGAACTAGTGATTGTGAGATGATATATCTTATTTTGTTTGTTGGGTGGGTATGCTTGTGGGCTTGGTAGATATCCTCATTTCGTATTAGGATGAGGATAGTTCCTACTGATAGGATTATTCGGATTATGTAATAGAGGATGTTCATTTCTTTTTGTTTCTTAGTTTCTGTTGGGTACGGAGTGGAGGTGGTTGTTGTTTATCTCTTGGTTGGGGTACCTTAGGTATGGGTTAAGTTCCTCAGTTCTGTATGGGATTACCATTTCCTCTGTGAATCCCTTTGTGTATTCTTTAGTGTGACCTGGTACCTCGAAAGATACCAGGAATTTTCCTTTTGTTAGCATGGCTCTATCTCATTGGTTAGGATTCTTATATCGGTATACTGATTCATATATTCCTCTTCTGAGGATATGTCAAGGCATTTGCATGCTATGTAGTGACCGTACATTGATATACCTGATTTATACATTCATGAAGTAGGCTAAGCCTTTCCCATCCGATTGGATATTGGTTTACTGTTATTGTTGGTTCCATGATGTTAATTGAGTTGAGGGTTAAACATTTGTTTTGGTTGGCCTAATAGGCAGCAATGAGGATAACCTGCTTCATCGAGGATTCCCAGTATAAGATATCGATTGGTATCTCTGGGAATTTCGAAATAGAAAGCTGGTTTCATGTCGCCATCTATGAATGTAAAAACTATCTGAGTGTTTTCTAGTAACCCATTTAGTTGTACATGAGAAAGGTAGTTATAGATAGCTTCCCTTTGATTTCTTGGGTTTTTATCCCATGAGATGAGCATATCGTCATACCAATTTGGATTATCGCATAGCTTTTTAAGTTGTTGTTGAATATACGGTGTCATGATTTGAAGTAATAATATAAGTCCTCGATTAGTTTATCCTGTTCTTCCCATATAGTATCTGATACTACGTATTCTGATACGAAATAGTTATAGAAAGGCCCAAATAGTATTTTTAATACTGTGTCCTTGAGTTCGATATTGAGTTGTTCCTCTTCTTCGGTAGAACTGGGTTTGATTGCCTGAAGTTCTGCCTTATAGGATGCCGTTACGGCATCCTTTAGGGTTTGAATATATTCTGGGTTAGTTTCCTTGAGAATACTTAATCGTGATTTGAGTTCTTTACTTATCATGGGGCTTAGCGATTATGGATATGAATCCCTGTGGATATTGAGTATAGAATAATTGGTAGTTCCCTGTGGGCAAGAAGACTTGCATTATGTTTGCAAGTAAGGGATAGATTTTCCATTGGTTTTCCTCTAGAAACTTGTCCCAGGCTTCTGATTCTTCGGGATAATTCCCAGATAGTTGAATGTGATATTCTGTTTGTTTCGGGATAAATAAATTGGTTACTACTTGGATTTCGTCCGATTCCTTTTTGTATTGAATAATAGGATACCAGATGCCTTCGGTTTTCCATTTATTAAGTTGGAACAGAGACATGCCCTGTTCCAGTACGTTGAGTAATTTATATAAGTTTACCATAGTGATTATTTATTTAGTTGGTTAAATAATTCTGATACAAATATAAGAATAATATATTTTTTATGCAAATAAATTTAAAGGAGTCCAGGTTCTAGGTTTTGATAGGGATTTGTACCTGGACTCCCTGGGGATATATTAACGGATTTAGGGATTAGTATAACTCATCGGCCAATAACGGTTCATTATTTGGCTTATTTAGTTTCTCCTTTGAACGTCTTGTAGCCCAGTTCTCATATGGTGTATATTCAAATGTACGCATAGTTTCATTATATGAAGCATATACCATTTGTTTACGGGATATTCTCCTTCCGTAAGTTTTCTTAAGATTAGCAAACCAATCTAGATACTCCTGTAAAGTATTAAAGATTTCTTTACGCCCGTCTAAATCAGGATTATAACGGGAAGGTCTTACCTTCCAGATAACTTCGATATAACATTGATGCAAAGTTACGTCTATGGTATATTTGCACCAGGTACCATCTTTGGTGGTACCTGTAGTGAATTCTAGTTGACGAGCAACTAAAGGTCTTAGGTTATAAGTTGTCATGCTATTGAGAAATTTAGTTGGAAAATCCATTGGTTTCTATCGAGTTGATTGAATGATATGAACATACCGTCATTGTCGGTAAAATCATTCATGAATCGAATTGCAGCATCGGCAATTTTATTTTTCAGGGTGAATGAGCCCACTGTTACCATTGATTCAAAAGTGAATGAGTAATATGTAGTCTCATACTTATTAAATTGATTGATATCAATGCAGTAAAGATTATGTTTATCCTCTAGATTAGATAAGAGGCCCATAAGAAGATTGTAAAGGTTTCCCTTTTCGTCTGAATCCAAGTTGAATGTAGATTTCTTGTCTAAGAAATTGCGAACTACCTTAGTTAATTGTTCGTCTTGATTGTAAGTTACTGAGTTGGTTTTCATATTTTTGTCTATATTAAAATTGATATGCAAATATAAGCATTTTTATTTTTCTATAAAAATATATCTATTTTATTTTTAAGGAGGCTGAGGATGTGTATACGCTAAGAAAGGCAGTGGATTAGACTGCCTTTCAATTATTAAGGTAATTGGGGAGTTAGCAAATATAGAGCCTCTCTTATGATTGAACTCTCCATAGGTTCTAAAGAGGGTTCCTTATCCATTAGCCCACCTTTCTTCTTCTCATTTTCAAATACTTCATATATGGCTTGCTTTAGTTTAGTAGCTAATATCTCTGATAACTCCTGAGATTTAAGAGAGGTAAGTAACCCTTTTCGTATTTTCTCAACATCTTGGTCATTTTCAGTGATAGGTTTTGTTTCTACCAATTCTTGTATACCTGAGGAATACTCATTAAACTCTTCATACCCTAAATGTTGTAGGTCATTAATGAAGATACTAAATTCATCATAAGTAAGTCTAGTATCAAAACCTACTCCATGATATAGTTGTACTAAAGGAGTAAGGATTCTTCTTAGTGTATTGAAATCCTTTAGATGGTCTAATTTTATTCCTGATTCGAGAGGTATTTTATATACCTTTTCACCCTTCAGTACTACTAACAGAACCATTAGTCTTGGTGGTAATCTTTTCTCGTTCATAAGCAAGTTTTTGTATTATGAGTTGTACATAGGTATTTCTCTCTTTATAGATAAACATTACCGATAGAAGTATCTCATGTTTCGGTAATATCATCTGTATGAAATTGCCTGGAGCAATTACAGTAGCTACTACTGGAGAATCCTCCTGAGAGAAATTCTCTAATATCATTTCTGCCCTCTTAATGGGTTCTGGTTTTGTTGGGTCCAAAGTTAGGACTGGAGCAGTTATACATTCCTTGATGCCCTGTGTTAAGGCATTATATAACCATTCATCTTTTATATCCTCTACTTGGAGGTTTTTCATTGTAATCATATCCTAAACCTATTTAGAGTCCATACACCCAGGATATTAGAGAATACCCATAATTCCCAGTTTTTGTAAAAGTTATAGGGTTTACTGAATTGAGATGTTTGAAATATTATCTGATTTGGTGTTCTAGATAACATTTCTGCATGGCAAGTTAATACTCCAGAAGATAGTTGAGCTTTAAAAGCTCTGATGATATCTTCATCACTTTTAGTCTCTATTGAGGTAAGTAATTTAATAAATTCTACCTCTACACCTTCCGACATTTTAACCTTTCGGAAAGCAAATTTCTCTTTATTCTCCATTCTGTTGATATTTAGATAAGAACTCTTGAGCTAGTTCATCTTGAGTTCTTTCGATTATGTTCTTTACTATTGTTTTATTTTCTACTCTAGCCCACATATATAGCATGCCCAATTGAGCATCCATATAGCAATCTATAAGAGATGGGTCCTTTCTAAATACATCCCATTGTTTTACGAAATTTGTTCGAACCAAATCCCTATAACCCTGGTCTGATATGCCATCTTGGTCTATATAGGCAGATACCCTTTTCTTGACTTCTAAAAGGATTTTCTCTAAGCTTTCGGGTAATCTGAAATTTTCTGGTAAGTTATGATATACCAAAGCATTAGGTATCAATTCCTCGAAGGTAAACTGATTATCGAATAGATTTTTAGGATATCTACCTGAAAATATCAATGGTAGCTTATACCTTAGCAACGATGGTACTACGTCGTATATAGCATAATGTCTTCTATATTCTCGGTACAAGTCAAAATATAGATTCTCATCGAATATACCAGATTTCCTCATTATTGCCTGTAAAGTATTATAAGCAGCATTGATATGAGTATTACTCAATTTGAATACTAAGTTGCCATTTTTAATAGCAATGAGTTCCTGGCAACATCTTTTTCGTTTAAATAAGTTCATGTGATTAAAATGTAAAGTTAATGTATATGTCTCGATTTCCCTTTAAGAATGTCTCATGATTTGAGTCTTCATATTTATGACAGGCATAAGTTTGAGTAGCTCTATCAAAATGGTCTCTTACCCATACTGGTGCAGTATCGGTGGGTTTTAATTTAAAGTAAGTACCTTGATTAATCTTATTAACCTTAGTTTTCTTGTAGTCTTTCTGTATTCCCATTTTCCTCAAGATTATTTGACTTAAAGCTTCATATATGTATTCTTCTGGACTTTCCTTTGTATTAGGAAAAATATTCATAAAAGTAGAAAAGGTTACATTTACTACTTCTCCTTGAGGATTAGTCATAAGTAAGTGTACCCGATTATTAGCAGCTAAATAAAAAGCATCCAATTGATAAAGGTCATCAAACATCCTTATTTTAATAGATTCAGATAATTGAATATGAGGAACTCCTCCAGATTTAGTTCCCTCTGGGTCTAGAAAATCTTTCCTACAAAGGAAAGATGCCATTAATTGTTCAAGGTTTTTCATATTTTTGTCTATATTAAAATGATATGCAAATATAATTCTTTCTTTTTAAATATGCAATATCCGGATATAACTATGGGAGCTTACTATTTCGGAGGAATTGAGATGCAAATGAGCCGTCCTCTTTTTCTTCTTCCCCGAAGTCTTCATATTGATATAACTCTGGGTCTTCTTCATCTGGGTCTATACGCATTTCGATTTCTCTACGTAGTTCATGATGTTCTTTAGAGAATGAAGACATAGCTCCCTTATAATCATCAGTAATTTGCATTAACTCTGCTTTATTAAGGTTAAGACCCTCTTTACTTGTATCTACTCCTTCTTGTTTAGTAGCAACTACTTCAGGTAGAGACTTAATGTCATACCTATCCTCCAATAGTTTAGCCTCTTCTGGTTTATCTAATACCCTTTGTGATTCCAATACGATTTGACGTGCCTCTTCAACGGTGATTGCATTTTGCTGTGTTACGTTGTTCTGTTGATTAAATTGGGCAAAGATATTTGTAGTACTTCCTCCAGTAAGATTACGTACTATTGATTGCAGAGATGTAGAGGATTCAAGCTTTAATTTAAGGGCCTTTCCCAGCTCGGCAGATATAAACGGTACGTATTTCCCTCCCTGAGATTCTCTTAGGATATTAACCTGATGGGCTATTTCCATACGGTCTTCTAATGCCCATGCTAATTGTTCTCCCATTAACGCTTGAAGTAAATCTTCTGCCTTATCTTTATCCCATATTCTAGAGCTTAACAGCCTATCCCTCATAAATACACGTATGTAATTAATATCTATGCCCATACGATATGAGAAGGTATTAATATCATAGGTAATACCACATAATACACCATTACCCATCAACCATTGATTGATAATGTAATTATGTATCTTCATCAAAAGATTATCATCTGGATTCTTTTGATATTCTAATGCCATAGCTGTAGTCCCCATAGGTCTTGGGAATCTTACAATCTTATTTTCTTTTTCTGACATACAAATGAGATTTTCTGATATCGGAACTTTCATCATAACCTCTATACTCTAAATCATATCTTACATACAAATTCAAAGATAGGTTATAGAAATATCCCCTATACTTTTTCTTATTCACTGATAAATTAAAAGGTTCACCAGAGATTAAGTCCCTGGTGAATATCAAATTACCTTTCCCCGTTGTTGGGATTTTAAGGCAAAGTTTATAATCCCTTACCTTAAATTTATTACCATGAAGGTCTAGGATTTCCTTTGCCATATTTTACCTTTTAGGATTCGAGGGTTTTTTGTCTTGTTTACTACGGTAAGGATTGCCAGGCCTTGGGTCATTTTGGATAATCCCTTTCTGTTCTTCAATTAACTTTTGTACCTCAGGGAATAATTTTTTCCTCAAAGGTACTACCTGAGTAGCGAAAAAGGCATTCCATAATTTCTGAGTAAAGGGTTCTCCTACCTTAAGTTTCGAGATTGCCCAGAATTTAGTTTCGAAATTCTTTATTATTTCCTTAAACCGATAGTAATAGATATACCCATGCTTTGGATTTATACCTATAGTAGTAGTTTGGCAATAATCTAGAAAATCTTTACCTAATTCGGATATAAACTCTTCCCTTTTGAAATCATAATTCTCTTGGTCGAGTTTAAATAACTTGACATAATCTATTGCTTCCATATAACTTTACTTTGTGATTATTAACTTGGGATGTTCATCGGTTATCTGAAATAAATATCCCCTTATATCGTCCTCATAGTATGAGGACCAATAAACCCTTCTAATCCGAAAATTATCAAGGATTGCCCCTTTCGGTATGCCAGTAACATAAAGCCTATGCTTAGGCATCATAGGGGTTATTTCAAATTCACCAGTAGTGAGTAAATTACCATAGGTACCATAATCTGGCATATTACCAGTAAAACCTGTAGGTTGTAATACATCCATTACTAAGGTGGTTTGTGGTAATTCTCTTTGATTACACTTAATGGTCAGTTTCGATTTACCTATATATAGGTCTTTTACTATTGTCCCAAACATCTGTATATGATTATGTGAGTGATACCATTTTTCTTGAAGTAGAATTGGTTCTGTGAACGTTCCTCTAACTCCTTTAATTCTCTACGAGATTCAGTACAAATTCTTTCTGACCTCCGAAGTATATCCGAAATACTATCCCAGATTGGTGCCATTGGTTCTACTGGACCTGCATACATAATATGATGCTTGAGTTCTATTTGAGGGTATTTTGATTTGTACTGATACTTACCTTTGAGGTAAAGCACATTATACTTTTCGATTCCGTTTCTTCTTTCGTTTTCCATTTTTGTTATTGTTAATGTAATCGGATATATTATCGAGTTGACCTAAAAGCAATGCTTGAATAAAGATGTGTATAGGCCTGAAAAAGAAATTCCTTACGTTATTGGGATTGATATACCAATCGTAAACCATAAAGAATTTCTTAATCTTAGAATGCTTAAGTGAATGCTGAATTAGCCAAGATTTACAACATCGTTTATGTAATTCGACTAACTCTTTATCCTGTTTTAGCATCTCCTTATCAGAGAAGATAGTGTAATCCATTTTGTATGAATTAGAGTGCCCGGGTAATTTATTCCGGGCACTGGGTTAATAAAGGGTTATGCAACTTGTTCTGGTTTGAGAACCTTTTTCTTAAAGTCCTCATAGGCTTTAGCAGCAGCCTTAAATTCTTTGGAATTGGTGTCCTTGATACGAGCCATTGCAAGTTCCAATCGATGAAGTTCGTTTCTGGTTTGTTGTCTCCATTTCTTCCGAGCAAGAGTATCAACTACATCCTCCGGATATACGTATTTAACTTCTCGATTGGAGATTACCTGTTCGATGATAGAGAGTTTTTGTTGTTCCTTTACTTCCTTGACAACCTGTTCCTTTTTGGAAGTTTTGGTTTTAGGAGAGAGTTCTACCAATTTGGCATTGGCAAAATTAGTGGCAGCTTCTTGAGCATCTTGTACCAATTCCTTTTTAGTCTTTTTGGCCTTAGGAGCAGAAGCCTTAGCAGTCTTAGAATTTTTAATTCCTTCAAGTTGTTCGGCAACCTTAGTTGCAACCAGGTTAGTAACCTTTGTTTCATTCTTTTTCATAACGTCTATATTAAAATGTTAGTAAAATGATTAATTTCTTTTTCTTTATGCAAATATAAGAACTTTATTTTAAATAGAAAAATTTTATTTGAATTATTTTTCTATTTGCTCGGGTTAATCGGCTAAGAAGTCGAAGATTTCTGGAGGATAGTTAATTTCATCCTCTGGGTCATTTATGTAATCTTCATAATCCTCGTTATATTTATCGTAAATGTTATCTTGTGATGTATTGGGTACCCTTGTACACCTTTCAGGATATTTCTTTACGAATTCATAAGCTTCTTGAGTAGTCATTACCTTGTCTGAGGTAAATTCGTAGGTTACATAGGAATAAGTTTCACCCAATCTAGAAACTTCATATTGCTGGTATCCAGATTTCTCAATCTTATAGATTTGATTTTCTGGAATCGTTTCTATTTCTACCCTATATTTATACCATTGCTTCTTCTCTTCTTTTGGTTTAATACCCATGCTATCTTGAAGATAATGTAACCTGGTCAAGGGACTTTCTAAACGAGAAGGAGCAATGCTCACTTCCTCTATGGGGGCATTATTCTTACTCCCTAAGTAAAGTAGCATTGCTCCTATGGCAATTAATAAACCCTTAGTTATTTTAGTTCCGGAGTTCATACCCAGTAGTTTTAAACTTATCTTTGATATTCTTTGCCAAGTATTTACCTTTTGATTCTGCTTGGTGTAATTCATTGCAAACCTCGTAAGGTACCTTATCATATCGATATACCCTATTTCCCTTAAAAGCAACCCAAAGTTGTTTTTTCTTTGAGTCATAACCAAAGCCCTCAATGTTAGAGGATTCGCAAGGAATCATTTCGACTCCAGTGTTCATTTCTACTGATTTTAAGTATTCGTTCTTTTCCATGTCTATATTAAAATTTTAAAAGTGTTAGTTCTGGGTGGAATTTGAGATTTGCCCCCTGGAATATTGCCCAGGTACCAAGTACTCCTTGAGAATTGTTATGTACCCATTCATCCTCCATCCTGAATAATATATGGGAGCATACCAGCATTTGGTATTCACTTAGCATATTTATCAGTTGAGGAGTATTCTCGATTTCCCCGTATAATTCAATGTGCTCATCTAGTGCTCGAATTATTTCGTCATCCTCAATCTGAAGGAGTTTTTTGATTAAGTCTTGGGCAATATCATTTCCATTTTTAACGTCCTCTTTGATTGAGTTGAGTGATTCAATCTGAATACCAGCAATGAGCTTTACGATGTCTTTTGTTTCCTTGTCCATAATTAAATTTTCTTTATGCAAATATACGAAATTATTTTATATAAAATACTCTTTTAATAAATACAGAGGTAAGTGTTAGCGGATTCTATTGAAGGATCTTAGGTTAGGATTTAATACCCTTCTAACCGTTACTTTTGATACTCCGAATAAATTTGCTAGCTCTCCTATTGATTCACCTCTTTTACTTCTATAGAGTATTTCCTTTCTTTGAGTTTTAGTTAATTTACCAGATTTATGATATCGGCTCCATAAAATACCCAACCTACTTATATAATATCCCTCTAAACCTGGTATATTATCTCTTTTCATTTACAAAATCATTTTTAAAGATTAGCCCATCTCTATTCTTTAACTTTTCGTATACCGAATTGGGCAATAACACATCCCTTGACCATCTCATAAAGAATTTAGATGGTTTCTTTTCTGGATTAAGGAGTAATTGCCTCTGTTCTGTAGAGAATTTAACCCTTTCATCTTCTAACATGAAAGTAGGAAGTTTAGTGAATTCTGCCTGAGAGAAGGAGATTACGTTTTTACCAACTTGGGCCCTTAATGGTTTCTTCCTTTCCTTATAGAGATATGGGATAATCTTTTTCGAGGGTCCCCCAAGAATGCTAAAACCAAAGATTACCATTGGGTCAAATTTATCTGCTTTTGGGTCCTTAGCTCGTTTGATACATCTTGCCATCCAAGAGAATGAATTTGGATATTGCTTATTGTCGGTTGCTTCTCCCACATCCTTTTTATTGAACTCAAATCCAGGAAAGTGAAATAGAAAGTCCTCAGTAAGGATAAATACAAATCCCAATCCCCTAAGATATTTAATGATATCTTGTTGGCTTTTACCCTCTTCAATCATTTTTTCTACATCTGCAAGAATATCCTCCCTTGGTGATTCCAATTCCTTAGTTGTAGACCCTGCAGGTCTTCCTCTGCCAACATTAGGTGCCTTAGCAGGCAATGTACCAGATAACCTATCTAAGTATTCTTTGAAGTTATCAATATCTTGTTTATTAGTAAGAGTTACTTCTACTCTTATGGGACCGTTATGCTGTACCTTTGGACCTGAATTCATCTCGGTATAGGCATCTACCAACCTATCGGATAATGGGGTACCATTCTCTGATAGTGTAGTGATTCTAAGTTTTGGTTTATATACTTCTTGTTCCATTTTCGACTTAATTAGAAAATAAAAGGCCTGAACAATTTTTATATTGCCAGGCCTTCTACCATTGTTAACGAATACTCAAAAATATGATAAGTAAAAGTAAAAAGTGCTCTTATTAATCTTCTTCTTTAGCGGCCTTCTTTTTCTTCTTGTCTTTGGCCTTCTTATCTTTCTTATCGGAAGCCGGTTTTTCTTTTACCTTTTCTTCCTTCTTTTTCTTAGTTTCCTTTTCCTCCTTGGGAGCCTTACCTGAAGCAAGTTTTCTTTGCTCCATACGGTATTTTTTCTTCTCAGCCAAAGTCATTTCTCTGCCATCGATGAGAGGATAATCGTATTTGGTAGCTGTTCTACCACCATTCCCCTTCTTTTCTTTTTTCTCTTTGGCAGCCTTCTTCTCAGCTTTTTCCTTCTTCTCTTTTTCCTGGAGTTTTACCAATTTCTTGTTGTTCTCTTGGTCAGCTTCAGGATAGGCAGCAGCAACTTTGTCTCTTTCCTTATTGAGCTTGTTTACAAGTTCGGTAACCTTTTTACCATGTTTCTTGTCTTTGGTCCAATCCTTAGTAGGGTCCAACTTGTTCTCTTTAAGGTAAGCATCCAAAGCTTTCTTAGCCTTTGTGAGTTCCGGAGTCTTGGATTCCGATTTACTCTTCTTTTCGTCTTTCTTAGCCATTTTCATTTATATTAGGTGAATAATTGAATTTCCTATTTACATAATACCATAGTTATACCTTCCTAATTTGGGTTGGGATTTCTTTAATTTCTAGGATTTCTAAACTGCATTGTTTTAAAACTGCCTCGAGTTGAAGTATATCTTCTACCTCTTTCTGAGATAAGTCCGTAAAAGTTTGTTCAAAAGTTTCTTTCTGTTCCCCCCTTATAAAATTAAATTGGGCAACAATATAAGTCCCATGAAGTTTTTTATTCAGGGCTCCTTTAAGAGATATGAGTTTTCTTTTCAGATAATTACTCTTCAACCTATGGGATTGGTATTCGCCTTTCTTACCCTTACTAAGAGCTACCTTTTTAAGGTACGAAACATAATCTAATTCTCTGAGAGTTTGATTAATGTTTCCCACTAATAATCTTAAGTCTTTTTCCATTTGGGTCTTTGCATTACTTGGTTAGATACTTCCTGAGTTTCTTCTGATAGCATTTCTCTTGCCTCATTTATTATATTGATGGCAAGTTCCCTTTCATCTGGTCCCAGGTTTAATTCTTTATCTTCTAGTGCATCAATATAAGTATTTATTAGATTATCCAATGCAAGTATTCGAATGTTCTTTCGAATTGCTAATTTCTCTTCTTCCATGGGTATAAAAAATTAAAGCCCACTACCTTCACAGGCAATGAGCTTTTGGCTGAACAACGTCCTAGTAGATGTTATTCATATGAACTTAAACTCTAAATTTATATAGCAGACATATGGGATAGTAGTTAGTAAGTTAGAGTTTAATCTTCTGATTCTTCCTCTTCTTCTTCCTTAGCCTTTTTGTTTTTCGGAGAACAAATAACGCCATGTCCTTTCTTAGACTTAACGGTAAGAGTTCCCGGAACGAATGAAACTGAAGTTGATACCGGTTTGCCATCCGTAACCAATACAGAAGTAACCACTACACCCTGATAGCCTTCCTTGTTCTTAACGGCATAACCAAAGTTCATTACCTGGGATTTGTCGTTAATGGCAATAACGTCGATTTGCTTGCTGTTAGGGCGTTGTTCAGCCGGCCGATTCTTGAGTGCCTCTTGACGAGCTTTACGTTTAGCTTCTTTTTCGGGGTCTTTTTCCTTATCCCCTTTCTTCTTGGAGTCTGATTTCTTTGTTGCCATAATTTTTAATGTTTTATAAGTTAATGGTTATTATAAGTAAACTTCTACGTTTATTAATAGTTGATAGTAAAGGTAGGGAAATTTCCCTACCTTCTTTTAAATCTTGAATACAGTTACCAGATTACTTTTTCCCTTTCTTGCCTTTACCTTTGGTTTCTTTCTTTGCCGGCAATTTGAGACCGAGTTCTTTGGCAATTGCTTTACGGAGTTTTTCGACGGCGTCTTCATCGTAATCGTCTGGGTCAGTTTCAAGATCTTTGTCGTCGCAGACATCCTCAAGTTCTTCGAAGTCCATTTCGGCAAGTTCTTCACCGGTCAGTTCTTCCTCTTCTTCTCCCTCTTCGGAATCATCATCATCATCATCATCATCATCATCATCATCATCATCATCATCATCATCATCGTCTGATCCTTCCTCTTCTTCTTCCTCGTCATCGGATTCAGAACCAAAAAGGTCTTCGGCTTCTTCGGCAGAAAGCATGATAGGAGCAGGGATAATCTCTACTGAGCCGTCTTCGTACTTAATGATGATTGCACCATTGATTTCTGTTCTGGAAACTTCTTTCAGTTCCACTTCTTTTTTCTTCTTAGCCATTTTCGTAATGTTTAAGTTGGTTAATAATTTATTTATATCACTCTGTTATAAGTTTCTTTACCAGTAGGGATTTCTGAGTATACCCAGATTTTACTAATTCCTTCTGAGCAATATTGAATTGTTTTATCTCATCTAGAGTTGTCTTTAATTCTAATTGAGATTCAATTGTTATTGCCTGAGAGGCAAGTTCCTTGTCACCTTGATAAGTGACTATCTTAAACTTCTTACCTGCAAATGGGTTTGCTGGTTGATGTGCTGTGATTTTAAAACCTTCGTTATTATTCATTGCTATATTTAATTTTAGTTATCCCAGGAATACCCACCTTCCCAAATACTTCGGTATAGGATTTGTATTTCCCTTTTATCATTGTTTTATAGTTATCGGATAATCGAATTGGGTAGACCCATATTTTATTTTCTATCATCCTATTTGTCATTATATAAGCATAAGACCTTCTAAGTTTAATACTCTCTAATGGAACAAACCCTTGAAATAATAGAGACTTCTTAATAAACCTTTCTTTAGGCAAATACCCTAAAAATTTAAGTGATGCCTCATCGAATATTTCAAGCATATCCCTTTGTGCTTTGATAAATAGTACCTTTTGTATTGGGATGTTCATCTTCTTTCTTAAATATAAAGCCAATGAACCTACCAATGGGGGATACTGCAGGAATAACAGATTGAATTTATTTTTCTCCTCTTGACTCAGCCTGTTGTAAATCCTGTAGGATAGCAAGATTGATTTGTAATCTCTTTTGCCTTGTATACTTGGGAGATATGCCTTGCCGTTGTCCATAGAGTTTGATTGAGTACCTTTCATTGAATTCCTTTTTTCCTTTAGACTTAAAGACTCGGTGCATTTGTACCATAAATCTTCTTCGTCGGTGTTTATCTATGTGATATTCATCGGGCATTATGAACTTCCTTGCTTTTACGAATTTACCCTTAAACCAGAATTTAGTACTACCCTTTTTAAGAAGTTTACCATTCATATCGGATAATTCTCTAATGCCTTGTTTTATGAGTTTCCTCCCAGATATTATATGGATATACTGAAGAACATCTACACCATAAAGATAAACTAAGGTAACCTTTACTTGGTGTCTAGTAAAGTATGGTATACCGGTTAGATGTTTCCTATATAATTTCTTTTCAGTAACAATCTTATTGGTAGTATCTGGTCTCCAAGTCCATATATAATATCTATCTGGTCGTATGGGTCCGTTGTTACTTTCCTTTAGTTTTGCCATTTACATTCCTCTTTGCCATTCTATACCAAAGATTGATAGATTTCTCATTTGCTTCGGGGAATTTCTTTTTCATTCTCCGAATAACTCTATCAAGTTCAAAACCTTTTGCAGTTAATTCAAATACATAAGATTTCTTTGTACCCTTGATAAGATTAAATTCATCCCTCTCTCTTGGTGGTTTCTTTTCTCGAGGTTTCTTTATCCCAGGAACTCGTTTGGTTCTTCTTTGCCCATTTTCCCCTTCTTCTCCGAGAAACCCAAGCCTTAATCGAGAATTTCTTAATGGGTCATCTTTCGAATACCCAATATTTTCTAATTGCTTATCCATCCAATCGTCATATTTATCAATTAACGATTTATCGGGCTTTTCTTCTGATACATTGATATAATGTAATAAGTCAAATACCCCAGCAGAACAAGCATCAGGGAAAGGCATCCCTAATATGATAGCCTTTCTCTTTAAATCCTTATAAGTCATGTTTCTCCCAGAAGCACCAAGGAAATTTGATTTCTCCTTGGATGGGGCTTTCATGTCTTTTCTACTCTTTTTTGCCATATCATCAATATTTTAAATATTAATTTCTTTTTCTTTATGCAAATATAAGAATAAATAATTTAATCTTATCTTATTTCTCTATTTATTTTTATAAAAATCCAAGGTTTTTGCTCGGTTCGCAGCAGTGGATTTAGGTTTTTTATGCTTTCTCTTGATATGTGTGTTATAAGCCATATCCAATTTCTTAATATTGAATTCTATGTTGTTCACTTGATTATAGTTTACTGCTTTTTCCACACAGCAACGGTACTCTGGCCAGAATTTTTGTCCAAGCTTAACAGATTCGGTTTTAATCATGAACTTAGATACCATAAAACCAAAGGTATCAGCATCATCTTTAGTTTTGAATACATACATGTAAAATCTACTGAATTCATCTACTACTTCATCCAAAGGTCTTACTGGTAACAATAGATAACCATCAGTATATAGGTCCTCAGATATTAAAGCTACCCAATACTTTTTCTTTCCTGGTTTTACTTTATACCTAAACCTTTCCTTGAGTTTAGTGTGCATCCAATCTGGTACCCTATTAAGTAGGTATTTGATATATATCTTATCCTTCTTATTCGACCGCCTTTTAAATGCAGATGGCTGTTGTATCATCCTTGGAAGTATTCTAAAGTTATTCCACCTATCAAATTCAAGAATTAATCTTAGAGTATCTATGTCCCATTCATCATCAGACTCCTTTAACCTCTTCATGTTTCTCTCTATATTTTTAGAGTTTACCTTTGGGAGTAATTGAGCCGAGTCTCCTGTGAATAAGCTTGCTTCTTTTCTTTTTAATCGTTTCTCTAAACATCCCTCCATATAATCTTGGAAATTCCTCTCACAGGGGCAATCTGGTCGAAAAATAGAAGTGTGTTTCTCAAAAAAATCCGAGAATAGCCTAAAGAATTTCTCTGACCGTTCCCGGATTTCAAGATACTTGTAATGAGATAACTTTAAAATTTCACCAGCTTCCCATGAAGATTTACTTTCTGATAGTTGAAGGAATAATGATTGTTGTTCTTTATCAATTAAACAACTCCAGGCTTTTTGTTGAGCTTCGTTCATAATATTAAATTCTCCTATATCTCATTATACTATCAATTGCTTCATTGGTTATCTGATTAGGGTCATATTCCCCAGAATTAGCATAAAGCTTATCTGGATCATGATTTAAATATACACTATAGATAACGTTGTCAAAAGGTAACCATACTTCCATTCTTCCCATTTCAGGGTATATAAGAACTTTTACTCTTTTACAAAGATGGTCAACCTCTAATACTGTAGCATCTACTCCCTCATAAGGATAACCCCGTAATACTAAGTAATCTCCAGGCTTTACATTGACTAAATCATCTACTGAAAACTTCTTATTCTCTCTAGCAATACGTTTAAATCGCCTTACTTCTTTTCTACTACAAGTAGCCACTAAAGAAAAATCATCAAAGTCTTCGGCATTGTCAATCCTTACTTTTTTCTTTCTTGGGTGCATTGTCTCAGTATTACGTAACCAAGTTCTGATACCAGATATATTCCTACGTAACTTATTAAGAAAAGGCCTTGAAAATGCTAATTTAGTTGGCATTCTCATAAAACCATAATTGAATAATACTGGTACTTCTTCGAATACCATCTTACCCTTTGTGGTTTTTCTTAATACGTTTACCATAGGAATAATTGCCTTGATTTGGTCATACCCCTTTTCTTTGAGTTCTTTATTAATTTTATCACAGTACTTCCTTTCAAGGTAAAATATACAATATGAGTATGGGGTATGCTTCTTCATGGGTTACCGGTTTTTAAGAATTAACTTAGCTTGTTTATGTACTAACTTATAGTTTACATTCTTCAGTATATCACTAGCCATGAATACATAAAGAATCTCACCTATCTTTGGTACATCGATTACCATAATATTGGCTTTATCGAATAGTGGTTTATAGAATACGGGAGATAAATCCTTTCCAACTACAAAGAAAAATTCTTCTGAGGGCATTGAATTATATCTCATACATAGTATGGGAACTTTATTTGCTCTTTTTGCATCCTTAGAAGCTTGTTCCCAGAATTTCAATATATCGCATCCCTTATTACCTAAGAGTAGATGTTCAAATTTAATCTCTTTATAATTCTTGCATTCGATAGATATCTTACATCTATGAGCATGCCTTTCATCAGTACAGGTTAAATCGGAAGTGGAGTCCTTGTTTGAATGCCAAGCTCCACTCCCTGCTCTATTCCTTTCAAATTTGTACCCGGTCCATTTTGTAAACCAAGCACCTATCTTTCTTTCGAATCGATTTCCTTTATTCTTAGAGTTCATAATATAATGGTGTATTGTATTTTTATATACCATTATAGCCTCAACTCCCAAAGAATTTCTTAATTACAAGCTCTAGTTTCTCTGAGGGTATATCAAAAGAAACCTTCTGATAGTCTTTTCTCTTTACTAAAGTAATTCGAGACTTACTGATATTTCTGATTATACTTTTATTTCTAGTACTTCTCCCATCTCTTGACATTTGTTCCATATTCTCTTTATGAGTTCCCCAATATAAATTCTTATAATAATCATGGGTTGAATTATTATCTATATGGCAAACTTCAGGTTTATTCTCAGGATTGGGAATCCAAGCCATAGCTACTAATCTATACCTATATACTTTGACTCTAATATTCTTGGAATCATATAGCCAACAATAATACCTATTGAACCTATGGTTCAAGTAACATTTTATAACTTTCCCATCGGATAATCTGATTATCTTACCTCTTTTAGAAACCCTATAATTTGGGTAATCAGTTAAATTACTCTTTTTCATAACTTAAAGTAATTGGTACCTACTCAGGCCTTGGGTCTTTTCCACTTGCAGAATTTTGGTATTACCAAGAGGAAGTGAATCTAAGTGGGTTATCAAGAATAGAGTTTTCTCTTTGAATATGTGACGTATTAGTGAGGTAACTACTTCTATATTATCTGAACTTAAAGATTCAAATACCTCATCAAGGAATGCTAAGTTAATACCCTTAGAGGCAGTTAAAGCCTCATTCATTGCAAAAGCCATTGCTACACAGACCAATTGTTTCTCGCCACCTGATAGTTCATCGTAATCTATAATCATCCCATCCCTTTCAATAAGAGTAACAAATTCTTTTCTAGCAGTGCCCAAATCAATATTAAATTCAATCCTAAATCCCAATACCTCTGAATACTTATCAAGGCATTTATTTAAGAACTCAAGTGATGAATCAAATAGATAAGCCTTAATCCCATTATTACCCAATGGGTCATTAATTAACCAGTTATAATTCTCTAACTCTAATTCTTTATTGTGAAAGTCTTCATCAACCTTCCGTAAATTCTTCCTAATCTCCTTAAGTTTTTGTTTATACTTGGGAGACATGACCATAAGCTTTTCCTGTTTGAGCTTAGCCAGATCTTCGTCAATAGAAGCAATATCAGAAGCAATATCATCACAGTCTGATTTTAATTTCCTATATCTATCATTTACACTACTAAGTTCTTCCAACCTTTCTGATGCCTCATGATACTCTTTATCGTATTTATCAAGGTCAGAGAACGCTTTATATATTGATTTGGCATCACGTAATGCACGTTTGTAGTGGCCTTCTTCTAACTGTATTACCAATTCTTTGATTACTTTCTTGAGTGGTACATTCGATAGATTCTTTGCATCTTTTATCTTACTCCTCAAATCAAGGATTAGTTCATTTTGTTTTTTAATCTTTATCTGAAGCGAAGCATCTACTTCATCCTTGATTTGTTTTTGTTTTTCAATTAGTAGCTTAGTTAGCTTTTCCCTATCTTGCTTTAACTCTCCTCTTTCTTCTTTAATTTTTTGCTTGAAGGATTTTTCTCTATCTCTCATATCGAAGTAAGCTTCCTTGTTAGCCTCTAATTCTTTCTTAAGCATTTGAGACTCATGCTCTACCTCATTTATTTGAGATATCAAGTTATTTTTATCTTGTAATGCAATGCCTTTAGCAAGGTTTAAGAACTCTAAGTCAAATACTTCTTCGAATATCTTTTTCTTATCAGAATTAGATTCTTGTATGAGTCTTTTTATACCCTGACCAAACATGATTGAGTTCATAAACAGAGTATATGATAAACCTATCTCTCGGTTTATAAAATCTTGTATCTTCTCCTTCCCTTTGATATCAACTATATCCCCATCTTTCATGAAGATAAGTCTGTCTTTACCTTTAGCACCATCCTCAAGTACTTCATCATACTTTTGACATCTAACTATCTTATATGTATGAGAATCTTTCTGAAAATATACTTGTACCTTAGTACCCTTGTAATCTTTAGGCCTTACTTGCTTCCAAGTATTTACCTCAGAAACACCCTTTAGGTTTTTCCCATATATGGCCCATACCAAGGCAGAGAGAATAGTTGAATTATGGGTAACTATAAAATCTCTGGTAATATATAGGCCTTCTGAAGAATCTACTTTAATGCACCTACATACCTTTTTCCCTATATATTCAATATTTCTTATGGTATTTACCATTCTATTTCTCCTGGTAAACTCACCATAGGATTTAGTTTTATATTTCCTTAGAAAAGGGTTAAAGGTTAGTCGTATTGAACACACATATGAAGTAGTATACCTACCATACTTAAACCGGGTACTTTCATTTTTAGTAGATAGGCCTCCAAGGGATCTTACCAAATAGCTAATACCATCTCTTAAGTGCTCACTCTTAGATGAATACGTAGAAACCTTTGAGATTTTCTTTTTGGAACCAACACATCCATCAGTATCTAATAAACCAGCTAATAATAATCTACGATTCTCGATTGATGATTTCAAATATAACTCTGGTATAAACTTATCTTTAGACTTACAACCAATTAATCCTAAATCCTTAAGTTCTTTACCTAAACCATGAATCCTAAAGTGTTTAGCCCCTCTTACCTCTGTACCTTCATGAACCAGGTTTGGGTCTGGCAAATATGACCTTAATCTATCAACTATCTCTGGCCAATCCTCTCTATTGGTAGATACTCTAACTGTAGGCCTATTACCGGAAATACAACCATCGCCTAATATAAACCCTAATACGTAGGGGTGTATTGGTAATTTAGTATAATTACCATCAATTGGTACGGTTAATGGAGTTGAGTATCTATACTTGAAAGTACCGGGAGCAGTTTTATTCTCAACCTTATAATCCTTTAGTAAAGTCTCGGTATCTAAGGTTCTTAGTCTGTCTTTAGCTTTATCCGATTTGAATACTGACCATAAATGGTCTCCAGCACATTCAGTACATGAGCCATCAGAAAAGGTTATTTTGTAAGTATCTAATAGACCTCTATCATAAATACCCAATAGCTTGATAGGTTTACCTGTAACTGGGTTAATTACTTTATCATTAAGAGTTAATTCCCCCATCTTTTTCCAACCATTAGCGGTTAAAACGGGTTCTTCTAAAGGTTGTGCTTTACCTTTCCCATTTGGTGCCTTGATAAGTATGGTACAAGTTGGGTTTAATTGTAGATGTAAGGATTCTATTGAACAAAATCCTTCTGCCTCTAAGTTTAAGAACGTTAACATGACTCAGCCTTTTTAAGTGTTTCAATTAATAGATTAGTTTTAACCTCATCTTTAATACCTTTCTCTCTTAGGTATCTCTTTGCTAGAGACTTCTTAGAAAGTTGCTTAGTAATCTTATGTTTGTTATTAACTGGAGTACTAGCTTTTTGAGGGATTACCGTATAATAATTGCCATCATCATTAATATCCTCTTCCCTTTCTACATCGATGAACTTTGGGAAATTTTTCAAAGGTACAAACTTCAGAGACAAATCTTCATAGATTTTCCAATACCCCAATTCACATCCCCTATCGGTTCTCCTCTGATGGTTAGGGGCTCCAATCATATAAACCTTCTTTGATAGTCTTTGTGGTTTGTGTATATGCCCACATAATACTAAATCGAACTTATTGAGAACATTCACATTTAAGTTTTCTACGGAATCTATTTCCCTACCATCTGTATCTTTTGCACCAGGATAATCGGTGTGTAGTAAAAGAATATTCTTTTTACTTTTATCTAATTCTAACTTCTTTAAGTATTCACTTAGACCCACGTTATTATCAATATAAGGAACCCCATATACCATAATATCTTTATGTGTAGAAGATAGTTGGGTTTTTTCATAATCTAATATCATGATACCATACTTCTCTACTTGATAAAGCCAGCTAAAGGGTTTAGTACCAACCTTACTTATTTTCTTAATATCATGATTTCCAGATATGGCATATATCCAAAATCCTTCGATTAGTTCATTATAACATATCTCTGCTAATTCTTGGTCCATTGTTTCGGCCTTATGAAATAAGTCTCCACAAAATAATGCAGGACAGTTAAACCTTCTACATAATTTCCGTATAATCGACAAAACCCTGAAACTATTCAGGGTCCTGTGATTGTTCTCATTAAACTTAGCCCATAGATTTATATGTAAATCTGAAAAGGCTATTGCTATTACTTCTTTCCCCATATCCCATCTAAATGGTAATTGATTTGTTCCGTTCTCATACCTAAATCGAGCTCAGATATACAAATAGTGGGTATTTCCCAATTTGCAAGCAATTCCCCCATAAGAGATGATATCTGAACTTGGAAGAATCTGTTAAGTATTCTCTTACCATTATCTTCCATTGACCAATGCTTATAAGTATCTAGATTTAATGGTAAGAAGATTGCTACATCACATTGATCTTCCATTAAAGTCTTACATTGACAGAAAAAATGTTCCATTTCACATTCTGGTAAAGTTCTTGATTGCTTATACCAAAAATAAGCAGCCAAATCTGCATAACTCCTATCAGTTACGAAGTATTCTCTATCCTTGAATAACCTATTCCTTTTGTTCAGAAGTTGAAAATCTGCTTTATACATTGCCTCCGAACCGAGGGATAATATTTCATTATGTGATACCCCTTCAGTAGCAGGTAATAAATCTGACATACTACCAGAAATAAAAGGTAGATCTTCTCTCTTAGCTACATACTTAGCTAAAGTAGTTTTCCCTATACCAGAGGGACCCACAAACATAATTCTCTTACTCATGATGTAATGCTTTAAATGGTTTTATAAATTCATTTGTCAAAAATGATGCTAAAGAGTATTCGATACAAAGCTCTTTGAATTTCTCATACTTAAACTTCTTCTTTGACTTAATTGGTAACTTATCCAATGGATTATGTCTTACAAACCAGAAAAGGTCGATTAACTGTTCATTCCTTTTCCATATTTGAAGATATTCTTTGTTCTTACTCTGGGCAATAAACTTCTCAATTCTACCATCATCAAGGATTTTCCTTGCTTTTACTGGGCCTATACCCGGGAACCCTGGTATATCATCGGAAGTATCTCCAACCATTGCAAGGTACTCTACCGTTTCATGAGAATGATAACCGAATAATTCTTTGCAGTTATCCATTCTTATCATCTCATCTTTTCTGGGATTATATATCCTCAGGTTATTTGATAGCAACTGGTTAAAGTCTTTATCCGATGATATAAGTATCATTTTCTCGGATTGGAATTTTTTAATTGCAAGGTATGCTAAGAAGTCATCTCCTTCATATACTGTAGATTTCTTTTTATCAAAAATATAATTAATTCTTAGCATATCCAGCATTTTCATTATAATTGCCTTTTGATTTTGCAATGATTCATAATCTACTGATATGTTTTTCCTATGGCCCTTGTAATTTGGTAATAACTCCATCCTTACTGGTGAATGACCATTATCAAATGAAACATAAACCTCATCCGGTTCGAACCTTGTAAGATACATATGTAGAGATTTGAAAAATCCGAATATTGCCCCACTCGGTTTACCATCTGTAGATTTAAGTTTTTCAAATTTGTGAAAGGCTTGATGCAAAAGATTCTCACCATCAACTAATAATATTAATTTTTTATTTTTCATATTTATTTTATTCTGATACTTACCTTCTCCATGAGTATAGATTGGAGAAGTCCAAGACAGACTACCTATCTTATTCTTGTACCTTGTAAATTGTGTTTTCTTGCTCATCGTCCAAAATCTAATTCATAAAGTGAAACTTCTTGAATCTTTTCCTCTCCAAGATATACATCTAAATAATTCTCTGGTTGGCTATAAGCATCTAGATACCTAACCCTAGATTCCATTCTCAAATTTTTCTTAAGGTACTCTTTAATTACTTTCTCTATACCTTCTACCTCTTTCTTATTCATCGTCTTCCTCCTCCTCTTCTGAATCTGAATAGTTTTCATATTCTACACCATCGACTGGGAATAGATTTGTTTCTATCTTCTCCAGTTGCTTTTTAGTAGTACCTATGGTATTTACTCCGGCTTTCCGTAAAAGTTTTCTACGAAGTTCATCGTCTTCTTCCAAAAGCTTTTGGAATTTCTCTTCCCCTCTTGCAAGAGTTTTACCTTTCAATTTATACCCACCAGTAGTTTTTTCGATTACATCGGTATCTACCAATACATCTTCTAAAGCATAGCATCTATCAAATCCAACCTCATGGAATTTAGGGTTGAAATATACTGGGCATTTACTAATTGTAGGTCTAGGAGGAGCGACCTTATTTTTAATAAGTCTAATTGTGACAAGTTTTCCAGCTTTTCTTTCTTTCCCGTTTTGTTTGATTGTAACAGACCTTCCCGAATAGAAAGCAGCTCTGATTGAAGCATAGAATTTGAGTGCAGCACCTCCCGTAGTTGTTGTGTTATCTTTTCCAAATCCGACATTTAAAGCAGTTCTTAATTGGTTAATATAAATCTGAGATACTCCCAGCTTGTAGAATAACTCACTTCTGATACGGAAGTATTTGTAAAGAGCCTTTGCTCTACCTCCCATTTCTGCTTTACCATCAACCATCTTAGCATCGATATTATCTGTACAGTCTGTAGCTGCAATAGAATCAATTACTAAGAGTATCGGTTCATTGTGAGTTAATTGAGAACGTAAATATATTGCTAAGTCTGCCACTACGTCTGCAATATATTCAATACGGGTATCATTAACAATGGTTACTCTTGCAGGGTCTACTCCATTGATTTCAGCCCAAGAATTCATCCATGATTGTTCAGCATCTACCCATATCACATGACCTCCAAGTTGTTGAGTAGCATAAGCAAAGTTATAAGCCACTAAAGATTTACCAGAGGATTCCTCTCCAGCAATCTCAACGATTTTACCATAAGGAATACCCTTACCGAATAAGTAGTTCAGAGCAAAGAAAGTAGATGGTATATATAAATCGGTATCAGTAACTTCTGAAGCTAATTTAATCATACTTCCATATTTCTTTGCCATCTCATTTGCTGTTGGTACTTTTAAACCAACCTTAGATTTCTTTGCCATAATGTAATGTCTTTAAACTAAAGAAGGTGATAACAGAACGAATCTAATTACCACCTTCGAATGAAACCATATTACTAACCCTTAAATATCCGATTTGTATTTTCTTTTCTTTTTCTTAGGTTCATCATCTTCCATGTAATGGTCTTTGTGAACTCCCTTTTTCTTTTTCTTCTTTGACTTATCGTCATCATCTTCATCATCGTCATCCCCATGGTCTTCGTTTAGATACTGTGAAAGTAAATCTTCCAACTCATCATAGGATTTGATTTGAGAACGAACTATCCCCTCAAGGTCAATTGTACCTTGATATTTCTTGTCCAACTTAGTTGGTTTGCAAGCACGGGCAGAATAAGTGGTATCTAGTTTACCAGACCCGGAACGAATTACCTTGATATCGTAACCAGTTTTTGGGTCGGTCATATCACCTGCCTCATCTTCATCAAGGTAAAGGTCAATGATATCCTGGTATACTGAGCGAGGAACTAAAACTCCCTTATCTTTGCCTTCGTAATCTACCTTACTACCCTTTTCATCTGAGTAAATGATACCACCGATAACATATCTTCTTCTTGGTACCAGGTTCTTGGCAAGTTCCTTGTCATCTTCATCCTTGGAGTTTTTCAATTCTTGGTATTTCTCCATGAATGGGCAAGGTTCATCAAAAGTAGCCGGAGATATAACTCCTCCCAAATTGCCACCCAGGTAGAATTGAATAATTTCGATACCCAATTCTTGGTCATCACCCGGAGATTTAATTCTCATCCTCAGAGTTCCCTCTTTTGGATATACTAACCCACTACCATTTCCCTTGGATTCTAGCTGTTTCTTTCTAGCTAGCATCTTTTCTTTTGTAGAAAGTCCCTCTGATGAAACTTTCTTTTCCTTCTTGTCTTTTATCATAATGATTAGTTTTAATTATTTGGTTCTGAGTAAACTACTTCGTTCATACTCAATACGGTAAGAACGTTTTTCTCTAAAAGTTGTTTGAGAGCAGGAGATAGTTTGTCCGTTTCGAATTCAAGTTCTTTACCTGCATACAAACCATAGGTAACTATTCTACCTACATCAACCAATTCTCGGTAGGTTTTGTATTCTTCGGTAATTTCCCCACTCTTTACTACAACCCCTTTACGAGGAACTCCCTCTTTTACTTGTTCAGGGATAATCAAACCGGATTTAGTTTGATTTACCTCCTTTGGAGATAAAATAAGTACCCGGTTTTCTGTTGGGCATCCGGGTAATTCTTGATTAAATTTCTCAGCTACAAGAGGTGAGATAAATGTCATTGAATAATTCATATTCTAATACTGTTTTTAAAAGTTAGTAATTGTTTATAGTTCAATGGGTTAACCCTTTCTTAGATTCGCATTAATAGTTCTTAGTATATTCTCCCGACTCTCATAGGCTTTACATATAGTTATGAACTTATTTGCTTTTTCTACAGCTTTCAAATACCTTTCATTGATAGAAGAATACTTCTTGTTAAGGTTTGCCTTATGTGATACATATTCATTATTCCACCTTTCATTAGCATCCTTATAATATAACCAGGCATTCGAATAAGCTTCTTCTTTTTCCCTTGCTAGAGCATCTCTTTCTTTTATATACTTATCTCTCAGGGAAGCAAGTACATAATAACTAGAAGGAGATTCTCGTAGCTGAGAATTGATGATATTCTCATTGATAGATAATTCCTTTTGGATATCAATCTCAATAAGTTTACCTTCAAACTTAACCCTTAGTTTTTTCAGTTCCGTCTTCATAAACTTCTAATAGGTTTTTAAAGTCTTCTTTACTAAATTCCCCTTTGCTTATTGCTTTAGTTACTTGAGCAAAAGCCATTTGATAAGAGAGTTTCATACCGGGCAAATTAAGAAGAGATTTATAGATGCTTATCTTATCTACCAAAGCCATTAATCTTAAGTCGCATAAGTTATCAGTACCACCTCTATCGAGTAATGCTAAAAATGCAGCCCAATAAATATGGGTGGCATCTTCATAAGCAAGTTTACCATCCTCATCTGTAGCCATCACTTTAAAAGCCAATCCCTCTAAAGTAGTAAGATTAGTTTGTACTTGAGATAACTGAGTCTTTAATCGGTTAAGTAACATTTTTTCTTGTCCACTCAACCTTAGATTAACTCCCTCTAAATACTTAAGTAAATTTTCGATAGAATAACCTAAGCAACCTGCAACCATATAAGTAAGGGCAGTTAATTTGCTTGCATTATCAATCTCTTTCTGTGTTGCCATAATTCCATAAATATTATTTTATGTAGACATAGTATCTTCTCTTTTCACTCCTGTAATGGTAGATACTGAATCTGAATGATTTATATTAGTTTTACAATTAGGACATTGTACTATCCTAAAATAATCGCCCGATTTTTTATAAACCCCAAAAGTTTCACTATTGTCATATTCAAATTCACAATCACATATTGGGCATTTAGCTCTCCATACCGTGGGTCCGTTCAAAATCTTTTTCATATTGCTTCATTTGTTTGTTAAAACGTTTCTTATACTCTGAAATAGGTATGTGTTTATATTTCTTATGTTCTTCCATATATTCTTCTACTGAGAAATCAGGTTCTAACATTTTCTTATAATCATAACCCGGAATAAAAGGTAACTCTTCTGCCATTGACCTACCAATAACAAACTCCATGTCCATTGTGACATCATCTATCTGAAAGCCGAAGTATGGCTTAGTTAATGGGTTCCTATAAATTTGCCACATCTCATATATACTCCAAATATTAATATTCTCTGGTTTAGTAATCTGATAATTAGCATCATGTACCAAACATACAGACTTAGTAGAGGGTAATTTACCTTGTCTCATTAAGTAGTATATGAGAATACTTCCAAATAAACACATATCAGATGCTGCTGATTGACATGGGAAATTTAATGCTAATCTCAAAGCATAAGCTTCTTCTCCCTTATCATTTGAATATATTTGGGGTAATCTTCTTTTCCTCCCAAATAATGATACCAGATGCCCATTCTTTCTAAGGAATTTCTCTTGTTTCTTCAAGAAGGTCTTCAACTTGGGGTGTTGACCAAAGAATATGTCCATTTCCTTTTGGGCTTCTTCTGGTGTAACTATAATACCAGATTTTGGGTCAGATAGTTTTACTGCTAGTAATTTTGCACCAATTCCATAAATAAGTCCAAAAGCAATTTGTTTAGCTTGCTTTCTTCTCACCTTCCATATCTTATGTTCTGGATGATTTTCATCCTCATATATCTTAAGAGCTTCTTCATAGGGTATATGATATTTAGTAGCAGCAATTGCTAAGTGAGGGTCCTGACCAGAGTTAAAAGCATTAAGATAAGTTTCATCTCCAGATAGATGAGCCATAATTCTTAATTCTGCCTGGCTAAAATCACTAGCAATATATAAGGTTCCTTTAGGAGCTTTTAATTGTAATTTAATATTGGGGTCTACGGATGTCTTGGGAATTTGTTGAGCATTGGGTTCTGCAGAGGATAATCTTCCACTTGTAGTATTAGAGTTTATAAAGTTAGAACGAGTTATATAACTATGATTATGATTTACGGATAAATCATAGATATTCTTTTCTCCTATACATTCCATAGAAATTATCTTAGCAATGTATATCTCTTTTCTTCTTTGTTTAAGAGTAATACCAGATACCTGTTTTTGAGAAATACCATATAAATCTACCAACTCTTTCTGAGTACAACCAGATTGATATTTCTCAAGTATTTCTCCCACTACTTGTGTATTAAATTTAGCAGAGCCATTCCTCTTACCATTAACAAAAGAAGTACGAGTATATTTAAAAGATCTTTTAGTATTCTCAGAGTAAGATATACATTGTAAATTCTCTGGCCTATTATCTAAAGAATTACAATTTATATGGTCTATCACCATACCCTCTGGAATTTCTTGCTGATTATTAAAAGTCATCCATACCAAATGAGATATAGGGAAAGCATATTTTTTATTAGTATTATTTCTAAGATATACTCTCAATCTACCTAACTTCCATTCTCTAGGTATTAACTCATGAGGATGGTTATAGTCTAATAAACCTCGTGAACCTGGTATTTTTACTGAAAAAACTTTACCTTCTGAAGACACTAAATAACCTGGCCAATTAGGTATTTCTTTAAAAACTACTTCTTTAGAAGGTTTACCCGTATCTGGAGCTTTTATATTGAATTTACTAGTATCATACATGATAACGGTTAGGTTTTTCTTAAAAATCTCATGTACTTTTTTCCAACCTATAGTAGTTAAAAGCTTATGTTCTTTTGTACATTTTAAAATATCCCCTTCTGAAGTAGTAATCTTATAAGTAATCTGTTTACCTTTATTAATAGCATGTGTAATTTGTTCCCAAGTACCCTCATGAGTTAATACCCATAAATCTTGGGATTCAATATTCTTTATACCCATCTCTTTAGGACATATATCTTTAATACGTATATCCCTAACTTTACCCACCAATTTAGTATCTCCAGTTACACAACCATGAATAAGAAATCTTCCATGTAATCTATCATCATCTTGAACTTTTTCATTCCAACCCTCTATATAGGTTTTATACATCTTCTCTAAACCTCGTAATTCAAGAAGCCTATCAAGGAAAATTGCCTTAGGTGAATCTGGTTTTTTAACGGTTAACCTTAGATTAGTAAGAGTCTCTTCATCTGTACTTGGTTTACCGGATTCATTATTCTTAATTACCTCAAAATGAAAACCTTCTTCCGAATACATCAATGCAGGTAAATCAACTGGACTACCCAAATTGATAGGTCTTATCAATTCTTGTTCCTTTTTAGTTGTGAATATACCAGCCTTGATATTTGAGATTTTCTGTTCCCTTGATACAATCTTTCGTTTATCTTTTGGATCATTATAATCTAGCTCCTCAAGTTCAGCTTCGATAGATTGAATATATTTATCAATCTTTTCTTGGTTATACTTCTTTTCGAATTTCTTTACTCTTGGCAAATCATATATAGCTTGTCTAGCCGCATCTATTTTTGGTTTATATGTTTCCAGTAGTTGATTATTGAACTCTCTATCTAGATACAAACCATTCTTCTCTACTGAAGTGAGTACCCTTGATGCAGACATAATTAAATTCCTGAAGGTACTGTACAAACCAAGGTCAATCAGCTTCTTTTCAAAGAATATCATTAACCTAAGAGTATAATCCGTATCTTGACATCCATAATGGCAAAGTGGGTCTAACTCTTTTTTATCCCAAGGTATTTTATCGAAAGCATCTTGCTTCTCATAATTACCATACTCTGGTAAATACCTTCTTACCATTGATTTTAAATCATTAGGTTTTTCCTCGTTTAGTAGATATTTTGCAAGCATACCATCTAAACAAGTACCTCTATAGAATATTTGATATTTCTGGTTTATCTGGTCATCAAATTTCCAGTTCCATGCAACCTTGGTTATCTCATAATTCTCAATTACCTCTTCCCCAAATTTCCTTAGCATCTTTTTCCAATTCCACCCTGGAGATGTATAATCTTTTGTTTCGAAATGGTCTAAAGGAATGGAAGCACCAAACCCTGGCATCCAGGATACTGAGAGTATAGTTGGCTTAAAACCCCTATTATATATGGGTGAACCATCAGTTTCATAGTCACAGCAAGCATAACCAGTTGCTTTACAACAAGCAATGAGTTTCTTGAGTTCTCTTTTGTTCTTAATTATTGTATACCGTGTCTCCATTATCTAACTCCTTTCAATACCCGATGAATAAAGTACCTAGAATATCCATACTTAATGGATATTTTCTTTATACTAAGACCCTTTTCTTTATGGTCTATCATTATTAGATTCCTCTCTTTATCAGAAAAAGTATGTATATAATTAGAGCCCTTAAAACCTAATTCATAATTATGTTTTAAATTTTCTGACCTTGAAACCGCTCTTAAATTAGATACTCGATTATCGGTTTTTATACCATTTATATGGTCAATATCATACCCATTTGGTATATTACCAATCCAAGCTTCGTATACTAGCCTGTGTATATAAAACCTCTTTCTAAAAAGTGTACATTGTAAATAGCCATTAGATTTTAACGATACATACTTTTTTCTCCAAGTATTAGAAATCACGGTAGTAGTACCTTTCCTACCTTCTCCTTTCCCTTTAACTCCTACTCTTTTAATAGAAGTAAAAAGGATACCCCTTTTAGATATATAATATCCAGGGTATCCTTTTATATTTGAATACTTAGTAGTCATCTTTCAAATCCTCTAAATTACAAGATAAGAAATGCCAGTCTTTTTTGTATATATGTAATGAATCTATGGTATGATATAGATAACCAGGCTTTACTCCTACTTCTTTAGCTACATATTCCATTAATCTCCAAGCTAAATATATATCATTACCGAAATGTTGGGCAAAATCTGAACTTCTTTGATGATAGCAAATATGTAATACCCTCTCTCCTTTACCATTCTGACGTATAAGGAAATCATAATACATAGAGCAAGGAATACGTTGTCTACCGCCATAGTATAAAGTATCATCATGGTCGAATATGGGTATAATTGCCTTTCTTGTATCTGGGTCTCTCTTTAAAAGACGAACTAAATCCGATATTAATACTCCCCCCATTCTCTCATTGTATGTGTAATCGAACATGCCCTTATCATTAAGGAATTGTTCCCATAAGTCTTTTCTTAATTTCCAAGCTTCTCCTGGATTGATATCATTATGGGATATCCTTTCTTGAAACTCTGCATCTGCCCATTCTTTTGAATGAGAGAATACGAATAACCATATTGGGTCTCCAAGTGAAGTTAAACAATATTGTTGGCAAATGAGTTCTTTTGTAATAAAATTCTCATTACCTTCAATCACTTTATTTTGATAGGTCTTTGGTTTTATAGTTTGACCATAACTGTTGAGTTCTCTGCCCATTTCGGACATTAACTCAAAACTGTTAGAATATATCCTCATATAATATAAATATTTAATTGTATGACATTGTAGAACTAACCCAGGTCATATGCCAGTAGCGATATACAAAATCATCAAAATCCTCTACCTCTTTTAATAACAAGGGTATATCTGGTTCTCCCCCGTTCTTTTTAATCTCAAAAACTTGGTAATAGAATTTGTTTACTAATCCTATACGCTTCTGATTTAAAAATTCCTTAGCTTCCATTGTTCTTTTGTTTTAAAAGTTTCTTTTTATAGGCTTTACGTTGAGAGTAAGAGATTACATTCTCCGGGTATTCTATATCCTCATACTCGAGAAGTAATTCTTTTGCTTTCATTGATTTATATGTTTCCTCATATAAATCTGGTCGAAGCACTTTAAAACTTCTAAAGAATACCTTGAATGAAGAGAATTCCTTCTCTGTGCCCTTTTGGAATTTTTTCCATATCTCTTTTATCCTCTTATTCCATGAATTCTCCTCTGCTCCTTTAAGTACCTTCTTCAAAGGTTTATGGGTATGATACATTAGAAGTGTCTCCACATTTCCGTACATTTGAGTCGCAAATAGGTTGATTTGTACTGACTGGTCCGGTCCATATACGTACTCTGACATTCGTTGAATTAATAGGAAATCGAATATTAACCTCTTGGTAATCTCCGAAGCCCGAACTACCATTGTAATAACTGGGATGTCCTCCCCGAATCGTTTTGAAAAAGTCGCAGCTATTAGACATTGTTTACCGTTATCATGATGATTGTTAAACATATAGGTTATATTGTAATTCTGATTATACTTATTTCTCAGTACTCTCAGTTTACTACGCAACAAGTCAAGCTTATTAAAATCTATGTAGTTATTCAATAAGCTAGTCCACTTAGTTTCTTTGTAATTGAAACATCGCCCATAATCAAATTCTGGGTCTACCCATGCTTTTCGTATTTTTATAAATACGTTATACACTACTGCTACCCCACTATTAGCCATAGCCCCCTTCCCAAATAGGATTGGGTCTAATCTTAGGAATCCCTCATTAAGTTTTTCCCATGCCTCTTGTGAAGTAGCAAATTCTAACGAATGGAGGGACTCCTCCGGATTAAGTTGAAGCCCCTCTAATTTCTTATTCCACCCTGACATTAATAATTAGTATTTTGTCTCCATAAATTGAGACGTTGTTTTTTAAAGAATAAACTAAATAATCCGCAAGGAGTAAACCCATTCATGGCTAAGAATCCCATATAGAGATAGAAAGCTTTTACTAATGATTCCTGAAAATCTATTTCTTTGGTCATTACTTGAGTTTGTTTCCAGGGTCTACACTTAAGGAAGTTCCTTGCTTTATTGAGTTCATATATTACTTCCCATAAATATAGCTTCTCGTTTTCATGAGATATCTCGCTCATTTCATGAAAACCTGGGGTATAAGAAACTATCTTATCATACTCTGCCCTATCCTCTTTTGCCCAATCGGTTGAACTTAATATAGGATATTTCCTTACACTTCGATGATCTGGGTACTTGATAAGTAGGTCTTTGACTCCGATTGCCATTACCTCAAATAAACTCTTTGCATCTTGGTATTTCAGAATATCTTCTGGCAATATATTAGAATACAAAAGCAAAGTAAAGAAGAATCCCAAGGCATCTGCTTGTTCCTCATTTGCATTTGCTAGATGATTTAATACCTGAGTGTATTCTTCTGAGGTTAAGCAATCATTATTCCATCCATAATCACGATATATAGATACTACTTCATCGGTAGATTCGAATCCTTCGGTTAATTCCTCAATAACCCTACCAATAAAATCCTTTAGGATAACTTGGTTCTTTGGGTTATTTATATCTAAAGGATAATCAGGTAACCTTTCTATCTCTTTATACCCAAAGAATTGTTCTATCCCAAGATCATACATTTCTTGTAGTATCCGTGCCTCAGTTTCTTCTACCTGAGGCACTTGTTCATTTATATTCCTTATGTCCACTATTTTATGTTTTGAGATGAACCAAATCCTTTATCTCCTCTGCTTCCCCACATTTGTGATTCAGTATAAAACTCCTCTTGCTGAATCTCCTCTGGCTTGGTAATATAAATGGGTACATGAATAAATTGTACCAGCTTTTGACCAGCCTCGATAACCTGAATTTCTTGAGAAGTGTTATATATCCCAATATGTATCTCTCCAACATAGGGGGAATCCACTATCTCGGCAGTAAAGATTAACCCTTTCTTAGTAGCTATACCAGATTTGTTTGCTGCCATTAACATAGATACAGGAGGTTCTAGCAAACCTTTGATACCCGATGGGATAAGTATACGATGACCTGGTTTTAAAGCTATATGCCTTACGAAATTTTCATTAAATGGGATATCTAAAATATACCCATTTGAATCAAATTCGTTCTTGTCATGAATATCCTCAGGATATAAATTGGTTGGTACATAAAAATCTAACCCAGCATCATTTGGGTTTGCTCTGTTGGGAGATACTACCTCCCTTACTTTGATAAATCTAAATCTGTTCATAGTATATTACATTTACGTAAAAGTTGTCCAAAGGTTAATTTCTCGGATCTAGAAACATGTACTCCCAATGAATTACACATCCTGATTACATCGGGAGAACCCTCCATACATAAATTAGCAAGTATATCTTCTTGCTTTACAAAATAGTTTGGGTTGTTAAGGTATACCTTGAACATAGCCCATATCATCTCTATTGGTTTCATTATTTAGTACATTCTTTATAAAGTTCTCTAATACGTTTTCTTGGTACTTCGAATTTCTCAACGGTTTTGGTAATAACCTCTTTTCTGTCTTTCCCTTTCCGAATCAAACCTCGGATGTATTTCTTAATACCAACTGTATCTTCAAGTACATCCAAATCCTTGTATTGATTCTTCTGTTCAAGTTCTTTTCTTGTAATGTTCAAGTTCTGTGACATCTTAAATGCACATAGCTCTGAGTCTCCGCATAGTTTACATTCCTTAGTTGATAAATCATACCCAATACCAAAGCAAGGGTCTCCATTAGTCCCCAGAGTACTTACATCTATGGGAGTAAGAATATCTTGCTTCGATAAGTCAGGAAGTTGTTTCTTTTTCTTAGCCATTATATATCCTTTTTACGTTTATATCACTGTTATCTTCTATCGGAACATAGGAATAACCCATGTTATTTATAAATAGTTCCCTGAGTTTATATAATTCTTGGTATGAATTTCTATCATGACTCTCTTGACATACTTTGACTACCATACCATTACTCCAGTACAGATAGAAATAATGAGTAAAGCATTCGGGAGTATTTTGAGAAGTTTCCAAGCTTGATATCCATATCAAATCTCTACAGTTGAATACATGTTTAGGGTTGGGTACCTCCCCAACAATGAGAGACTTAAACCATTCTTTAATCTTCCTCATCATAAGTATAATCTTCCTCATCATAAGTATAATTAAGGTGTTTACAATTAGGACAGACCCATTCTTTGAAATGCCATCCTTTGATTTCCAAATCCTCTTTATGAAAACGTTTCTTGCATGAATGACATTGATAACCATCCTTAGAAAATATGAAGTCTAAAGCGAGTATTATTATCATAATAACCACCGCAATTAAAATATATTTCTCCATCACTGAAAGCCTTTAATTTTCTTTTTAGTGTTATTGGGTTTCCTTAAGAGTACCCAGCAATAAATACCTGATGCAGAGATTTGAATTATCCTCCAACCCTCTGATAAGAGAGTAGTTAGTTTAGTATCATCTTCGTCTCTGATACATATTAGTTTATCATTATTCATAATGCCTATATGCTTATTAATTGTAATCTTCTTTTCCTCCTACGGAGAAAAAGTAAATACTCATAGTACTTCTAGTTAACTCTTAATAAGGCTATGATTAGGATGTTTCTTCCATAGCTTATCTAACAATATTACTTTCAGTTCTTGTCTCTGATAATATTGCTTCCTATGCTTACCATGTCTATCTAAATAATTACCTGGATAATGAAGATCGTCAAGGTACACTTTCTTTTTCGATTTATCGGTTCTTACCAAACGACCAAGGAACTGAATAGATTTTTCCTGACTATCCATGCTTGCTGCATTAAGTAAATACCTAAGCTTAGGAAAGTTTTTACCTCGAGCAATGATTGTAGTTGATACCAGGATATCTATTTTGCCTTCCCTAAAATCCCTCATTATTTGTTGTCTTAACTTAGAGGGAGTATTAACATGCACGTAGGCAATATTATAGGCATCGCCCAGTTTCTTTTTAAAGAACTTATATAGATTTTCACAATGTGCAATATGCTTGCATACTACAAGAGCAGGATATCTACCTTGATTAATATTCCATCGTAATCGATTATAAGCCATGGTCCACGCGGTATTATTTTCGGTAATAGAATCATCATATATCTCCTTATAGGATATACAATCAGATTCCCAATTACCATACCAAGGTTTACCGGGTACCATCTTTACGATAGTTTTAGTTGAGTAACCCTTCTTGATGGAATCCTTAAGTTTAAACTCAGCAATCACTTTACCAAAGAAACATTCTAGGTTCATGTTCTTGACCTTATCCTTAGCAAGTTTACTCATATAAATGGTACCAGATAACCCTATACGAATTCTGGTATTAAACAGTCGGGTGATTACATTCTGATATTGCTTACTACCTCCCTGGTCAGCCTCATCCACAAGTACCATATCTATTTGAGATAATTCCTTTTGATAGAACCTCATATTACGAGAAATAGATTGAACCATACCTATTGTGAAGTTACTCCAGTTTAAAACTTTGCCTTGAACAAAAGTGATATCCTCTCCGGGTAGATATTGCTTAAATTCTTCTCTAGCTTGGTTTAACCAATCCGAGTCATTAGTTATTAGCAAAGTCTTTAACTGCTTCTTATAGGTTAAATATAAAGACGACATGATAAGAGTTTTACCGGCATTAACCGTGTAATCTAATACACCAATATGAAAAGGGGTATTCCCTATCTTATTATTGATAACTGCCTTAACAGCTTTCTCTTGCTCGGGTCTTAATTTATATTTACCTATATTCGTAACTACTTTACTGACTTTAGGTAAGGGTTGTCTCATATCTACAACTTTAGGTTTAATCCCCATCTCAATACACATATCGTATACCTTGGGAAGTAAACCTATTTTAAATTGCCCAGTCTTGGTGATGTAATGAATCTTACCGTCCCAATTCTGCATACCTCTTTGCCTTGTACGTAAATAGAAAGCATTCGGATGTCGAATGGCAAACTCATTATAAAGTTTCTGTGCGAACTTAAGAGGTAAGTCAAGTTCGCACATATTCCCATTCTGGATTATTATCTTGCTCATTTGATAATTACCGTTACACCCTTAGTGGCTTTATCCATGCCCATTGCTTCCTTAAGAAGTTTGATATGATGTTCCTCATCGGCAATCAATTTCTCAAGGAAATAATTCACATCATCGTAATCTGGACGTTCCTCGTATTGACCAATTGCTCTTTGGGTTTTCTTGTAGTGACCAATAGTTTCTATCTCGGAATTCAAAGCAATCTTTAAAGCTTGTTCCCAAGTAGAACCAATCTCAATCGTAGGATTAATATTCATGGTAGAGTAATCCTCATAGGGATCTGCCTTTTGTAAAAAGTCCGATATCTTATCAAGGTGTCTCATCTCTACCAAACCAATACCCAACATCAATTCGGATATTTCTTCAAATCTAGAAGACTGTTGGGTATACATGATGATGGCACTTAGTTCTGAGAACTTGGCATTCTTCCAAATCACATAGAACATATTAATTATCTCATCAGGCCATGGTTCGATATCCTTAAAATCTGGATAATCCACGGATTGGTCTGAATACTTGAGGACATCTATAAAAGCATTAGCTGCATCCTCTACTCTGTTTCCGAAAAATTGTAAACCTTTCATATCATTTTCTTATTTTAAATTTAGTATCTCTCAGTTGTTTATAGAATCCCAAAGACTCCCATCTACTTGAGGCTCGTCTAAGGTTCGTTTATTTTTATTTTTATATAGGTATTTATTATATCTTTCGATAGCCTTATCATTATACATCTGACTTGGTTCTGGTAATCCATTACACCAAGCAAGGGCTTCGAACTGGGCATCCAAAAATTGAAATACATCCCAATCCTTTTCATCCATTAGATTATGAATCCTAAGGAAGTGAACATATTTCTCTGGCTGATGTTCATAAGATTCATATATACCAGTAACACTAGCAACTCTTTTTATAAATTCATCATGGATATCTTTGGTAAAGCCTGGGTCTTTATCTTCCTTGAGTTCTATCTCGGCATCTACTTGATTAGTAATGTTATCCTGCATAGATATTAACCTTTGCATAACATTCCTATAATCAGTCATCCTTTTTAGTCCAGTCTCTATATACTTGATAAAACCTTCCCTGGTATCAAGTTTAAAATCTTCACAAAAGGTATTACATACTTCTGCAAGCTTTTTACAATTTGCCCATTCTCGAGAATTACTTTCATTTATTTTACGAACTCCCCTATGCTTTAACTTTATACGAGTTGCGTATAAAATATCAGCAACAAGGGCAGCATCCCCCTTAGATGCTAGTAAAATGTTATTAACTCGCTTAGTATTCTTATTGTTAGAAACTAAGACTGCTCTATGATTTATTGCCTCCTTTCGGGCAATAACAAAAAAAGCCTCAACTGGGAAATTATTTACCTCTAAAGTATTTAGTATTTCCTCAAATTGAGACTTAGTTATATGGATAGATGGGGAACGTTTAGTATTCATAATCCTGAGGTTTATTAAGTACTCTATTAATGGTATTTGGGTGTAATAACAAGATACGACTTAACCTACCTTTATTAATCTTAGGTATTATTTCATACCAAACACCCCGTTCTTTCAAAAATACTCTACCAGAACGAGTAATTAAAGAATCTTGAATACCCGGAATGGGTTTGACAGCTTTAGGTATATTTGATATGGATACCTTAATTCGATTTTTTATATTCATGTTATTAATATATTATTTTATAATATAATAGGAACTCCTTACTCCAAAGAGTTTCTGATTTGAATCAGTTCTTGATAACTTTGATACCTTGTTTGATATACTAGCTTAAGTGTTTGTTTCTTCCCCAAATCATTTACATCAAAACCCTCTGGAAGAAATACTACCTTGACTTTTTTATAAGCTACTAATTTAAGTGCGAGATTAACAGCATAAGACCTGGCATCGGGGTCTAAAAGGATAATATATCTTTCGCATTGGGATTTAAGTAATTCATTGATTTGGTACTGACTAATAGCTTTGCCCATTGTGGCAATTCCTCTATCGCCCATTGTGAGAGCATTAAGTGCTCCCTCGCAAATGAATACCGACCGATACATCTCCAACGCATCATGATTAAAGATGATAAATTGTTTTCCCAAACCGGTGATGTCTTTGTCTGGGTTATTATATCTGGGCCCTTTGCCGATAACATTTCGAGCATTGTAATACCTAAGTTGTCCTCGATAATAAAACGGGATGATAAGGTACCCATATGTCGTACCCATTGTTCCATAGCCGATACCATATCTTGAAAACTTCTCGAGGCTAAATCCGCGTTTCTTGATATATCCCCGAATGCTTTTTGCAAGTTGGCTGTCTCCGAGCGAAATATTTCTAAATCCATCTGGGAGATATACGGGCTTACTTTCGGCAAGTTCGATTTTCTCTTCCTTAAACTGTAGTTCATCAAATTGTCCATTGTTCAAAAAATTAATTAGTTCAGGGTACTCAGTAAATCCTTCTATGTCCATTATTAGTTGAGCAGGAGAAGGATGGGCATTACATCTAAAACAATTGGTTCTATACATAGAAAGGTTAACTCCCAACTTATGTTCTCTCCCACAATAGGGACAAGTTGGTATACGCATCCAGCCATGCCGGTAATCGTAACCTCCCAATCGTTTAATAAAGTATGTCCTTAGTCTAGATTTAAACTGATTTGTTATTTTCATAAACTTCTATTTAAGTAGTGACTAATACTAGCTTTACTTAGCTTATACTTTTCTCCCAATTCTTTATTGGGGTACCCCAATAAAGAATGGTATGTATATTATTGCAAGGGTTATTATCTTTATGACATACATGAGGTTTATTTTCGGGATTAGGTACCCAAGCTAAGGCTACCAATCTAGAAGCCTGAATCCTTTTATGTTTATTACTATCTCTTAATATATGGTATATCCTACCCCGATTGAGGGTACCTTTTAATAACATCCATACTTTTCTTTTAGGGTAGTATCTATATAACCTACTTCTCTTAGAAATATAATAATCTGGCCACCCTACTATATTAGAGATTAACTTTCTTTTAGATATCGCCTGATTTCTTCTCATACTTTTCTTTATTTGCAGAGGGATTATCTTTAGAACTCTTCATCATAGAATCTAATACTCCAGAATACACTTCATCATATTGTTTACGTTGTTCCCTTGTAAATTCCGTACATCTTTGCCTTTCGACATCGCATTTGAATAATGCTCTACCGGAAGGAAGACCATCCCTTTGTACTACTATCTCAGCTCGAAGAATATTATCTTTTTCTTCTTGCTCAGTAGAGTTAAGACCCATGATAACCTGGGCATTACGAACAATGGCAATTGAACCAGAGATATCATTCTCATCGTATCTAGTAAGCCTATGCTTTTTACCTTCACGAGTAATGTGATGGGCAGTCCATATAATATCTAAATGTAATTCTTCTGCCAGATTCTGAAGGTCTACGTATACATTAGATATCCTTTCGAAATCTTCCCTATCACCCGCTATTGATGCAAGCTTACCAGCGTAGTCAACCATAAGAACTTTAATATCAATTCCTTGATTACGGAGTTGAATTATCTTCTCTCTTATATAAGTGGTATTAGTAATCATCGCTGGTACACGCTCAACTACTAATTCAACTCCAAACCTTGCAAGTTTCCTTAAATGCTTTGCCTCAAGTTTATCATATTCACCCGAGTATAATTCCTTCTTAGTTTTATTAATACTTGATTGAATGAAACGGTCCATAATTTGTTCTTGACCATTTTCTGTATCAATATATAATACAGACTTCTTCATTCTAAGATAACCTCTTGCAAGATTTACCATGAAGAATGTTTTCTTTGCTTTAGGTTTATCCAATATCACATTAACCGAATGTTCTGGATAACCTCCTGCATTGGTTAAATCATTCAATTGCCTAAATGGGCATGGTAATACTGAAGGTTCTGATTGCCTTCTAAACTGTCTCTCGGTAATATCTCGAATCATATATAGGGGTTCATCCTCTTTCTTAGGTTTACTTTTCTGAATTACCTTTTCAATCTTCCTCGAATATTCTTCGTATTGTTCGAAGTTATCCAAATCAAAAGAATCATTTAAGTTCTTCATCTCAACATAGGTAGAGAACTGATATATCTTTTCTTTTATGTAATCAGAATCCGATAGTGGTATATGATAGAGATTACTTATTAGTTTATTGATATTGGGTATATCATCCTTAGTTACCAAATCCACATAGGTTTTGGATTCTAGTAACTCTTTTAATACTTCCTTTAAGATATTCTCGGAGGGCATTCTGCCTTGCTTCTTAAAATATTTTGATATACCCTCGAAGATAAGGGAGTGTTCTATGAGAACCAGGTAATTGGATTTAATCCTTTTGAGTACTAATCCTCCTTCCTTATCTTTTAAAACAAACCTGAGTATCTCGAACTGAAACTCAGGAGAAAAACTGAACTTGATGTTGTCTTTAAATTTCTTCATATCTATATTGCAATATTATATAAACTAATAGATTTTGATAGTACCGAGATAGTTCTAAGTATGTTGACATCTATCTAGAAACTACTAATCCACTACCTTAAGCTCCCGAATATTTAATATTATTATTTTATATAAGAAAAAAATACTTATATTTGCATAACGAATATTTAAAAACATGGGAAAAAGTAAAGGAAATAACGGTTCAGAGCTTCATAGATTAAAACCTATGCAGGAATATGATGAAGCTACATTCAACAGACTTTATAAAGTCTGTAAGCCAGTAATCAGAAATCTTACCCGTCAGATTGATTATAAACGGTTTAATCTTACACCGGATATTATCCAATCTTATTTCTGGGATAAGATGTTATTTGTTTTCAACAAATACTATGGTGAATGTACTGAAGAACATCTTAAAGCAAGAATCCTTGCATCACTTAGTACATTCAAAAACAAATTGCTTCGTTCTGCATACGGAGAACAAGCAGAGTATAATCAAAGCCTCTTTAAACTTGATGACTTATTCGACAATGACAAAGAATTAGAGGATGATACCGAAGAAGAGAAAGCTAAATCAGAAATGCTTGATATGATGTATACTTATATGAAGGATAAGCTTTCTCCAGATGCCTATCTTTTGTTTGAGGTATTAATTACTCCTCCCCCTTTTATCAAGGAAAGGCTTGAAAATAGTACTCGAATAACTAATATAATGCTTATCGAATTTTTCGAAATGCCTAAGACTAATGAATCTATGAGATATATATCAGAACTTAGACAAGATATACAATATTGGGAAGACCGAGCTAAAGAAGAACTTAAGTATTAACACAAAAGAAAAGGGGCGTTTCCCAACGCCCCCTCCCTAATTAATTTTTACTACGCAAAACACAGATTGTAAACAAATGTTTACTCTTAAACAATACACATGAGTTTTAATACTACTAAATAACTAATAACAACTTTATGATGATATTTTTTGGATATATCGTAATGTAATAGTCGGTGGCAATTTTTCAATATCCAAAGTTTCTACCGAAGTTTCTTGTAAGAAAGCTTCCCCTAATAGGTTCCAGCTTACTACGATAGCACCATCTTGAATACCCTTGGTAGGAGTCCCTCTACCGAAATCTCCATTCAATCCCGTCTCCCTATTAAAGAAAGATTGAGGACGAACGTTCTCCCAGTTATTGGCATCATCTTGTTTACCTTTAGATACACCAAGAGCATGCCTATGCTTAGGAAGGTCATCACCTTTAATTGAGATTAAGAAGTTACCCTTAGTGGGTGTATAGTAATCTCCGACATTCTGTAGCATTACTTCATCTCCAATCTGAACTCCTCCAGCTTGGTAACCAATAACTATTCTACCAGCTGCCTTAGTATATTCTGCCCAACCATCGGGTATTACATCGGTTTCCCAAAGAATAATAGAACCTATTGGTAAGTTAGCAGTATTCAGAGATTCAGCGAATTCTTTTCTGATAGCCTCAATCTGACTATCAATGTATTGCTTGATATTTAACTTAGTACCCGATTCATCTACTACTGGAAAGCCTGAATTTATCTGTTCTACTCTTTTCACTGATTCCTTCATCATACTCTGGGCAGCAGTAGTATAAGGGATTTCTTGGAACTTACCCTGATAGGGTACGATAGCAAAGTTCTCATTTCGTTTGGTCATTGCATCAGTACCCTTACCATATACTCCGATAAGAACAACGGAAGTTTTATTATTAGAGTAATAAGGGCAAGCACTCTCTACCATCTCTAGAAGATTGCTATAGGTCATATCGTAATTAGAATATACATCATTATTAATGATATCCGGTGTACGATTCTCTTCGGCAATCGGATAATAAATATCCAGAGACTTTTTGAACAATGTGTAGAAGCTTTCGGAGGATTCATTCCAATAAGCTACAAAGTCTACTGGATTATCTACTGGTTCAGAAATAGTAGTATGTACTGCAAAGAGTAATACTTCTTCTGTTGAACCTTGGGTACCTTGGATGTTCTCAATAGTAATCGTTTGTTCATCGGATATAAATACATACCCATCTCTTGAAATACATCCAAAGTTCACGTCTGGCAATTCTCCATCTTCCGAAGCCTTTGCCATATACCTTGCCATAATCCTATCCTTGATTACATTGGCATACTTACTTCCAGCAACTCCCTGAGGAGATACCACTAACTTGTTACCATTTATGGTAGCTGAGCCAAATCCACAGAATGGTCCTAAACCAGAAGGAGCAGCAATTGCTTCTGCTGCTTCCTTTGATTTAATAATACCTTCATACTTAAAGTACGTCTTCATTGTCCTTAGTATTTTTAAATTGATTTTTCTGTTCTGACATATCTTTAAATGCTTCACCTACATCCTTGAACTTGAGGGTTAACAATTTAAAGAGTATTCTCCATATACTGTACCGTTTCTTAATACCATGTATTTCACAGATATGTCCATATATACTATCCACTTCGAAACAGTAGCATATTACCATAACCGTTATTGATACCACTATTGGGTTCATCCCATAGGGTTCTCCAATAGCTTTACCAAGTACAGCACCAAGTAGAACATAACAGATATAATCTACTATTTTGTTTAGAGTTCTTCTTCCAGCTCTAGATTTTCGAATTTCGATTTTCTGTAACCTACTTGCCGATAACCCAAACCATAAATCTGATAGGATTAGAATTATTGCAAGAATTATCATCCATCTCAAATCATACAAGATTTGTGTACACTCTCCAAATATACCCACAGTGAATGTCTTGAATAAAGGCTGAGTTGTGGTCTCTGTTACTCTATCGATTGTTGAATTTATCATTGTTCTACTATTTGCCAAGATTGATTACTGTAAGTTGTAATGGTAAATGTTTTCTCTGAGAGGTCATCATGTTCCCATTCTAACTTTTGAGGACTAACACTTAAAAGGTCTGCATCTACTACGGTGAACTTAGTTCTCTTCGAAGTATCTACCACTGATTCGAATATATACTCTCCAGCTTGTGCAGTTACAAATTCATAACCAGCACCACCTGCGTCATAAGTAGTTACTTTACCAACTTCCCTTATTCGACTATCGAAGTCTGGTTTATTAGAAGTACACTTGATTAAAGTAGATACCTGTTTAACATTCCCCTTTAATTCTGCATAAGGGGGAGTACAAGAAACCTCGATGATTGTAGGATAATCTTCTAATATTACTTGGCATCTTAAAGAAGAACCATCATCCGCTACAAAGGTATAAGTCCCAGCCTTGGTAAGAGTAATCTCTTCATCAAGGTTATAGGTTTCCCCATTCTCATCACAAGTAGCAGTACCACTTACATTAACCCCATTTTTCATTTCCTCAAGATGGAACTTACAAGCAGACTTTTCATCCAGTAATTGGTATACTGCATAAGTATCATCTATCTGGTCTTCTGGTAATGCCCAGTTGGGTTCTTTCCAATGACTGTCTGTAGCATCCGAAGGTACTATCTTTAATTTATTCTGATATACTACTGGAGAATTATTAACTACCAAAGTAGTCTTAGCAGTAGGGTAAGCTACAGACTGGAAGGTATAAGTCCCTGCCCTATTTGCAGTATATACATAACCATTCTGAGCATTAAAGGTTTCCCCAGTTTCAATTACCCTTACTCTATAATCACCCCCATTACCAGAAATACGTTGTATCTTTACTGTAGCTTTTGCAGAGCCATTGAATAATGTAACTGTTGGTGGGCTAACAGTAATTCTATATACTGCAGTCTTACCAGATACTACTTCGAATATACCTACACCTTCATCTGTTTCCCTTTTATCCAGTGTACATTTAAACTTATAATTACCATAACTATTAGCAGTAAACTTATCCCCGTTCTTAAACAACTTAGTATCACCAATTAGCTTACAATATAGTTCATCAGTAAATGATTCTGGGTAATTCGATTCGATGGTAAGAGTGGTAGTAGCATCCTTGATACTTTGCTTATCCCCAACTCTAAATTCAGAAGGTGTACATCTTACCTTATATGTAATCTCTTCTCGAGTTACAACAAATGAAGTTTGCTTTACTGGGAACTCTACAATCTCAAAGATGTAGGTACCAGGCTCTGAAAATTCCCAAGTTGAGCCAGAGACTTTCACTATAAGGGTACCGGATAATCGTACATTACAGATTTTCACGGTACCCTTATAGGATACGTTTGCCCTTACTACTGTACTTACTTTTAGGTTAGTAGGAGTTATCTTTCCAGTAATTGGGTCGCAAGTAATAGAATATACTCGATTATAGGATTCTTGATTAACGGTGATTTGGGTTACCTTAGTAGGGTCTCCCACACTTCTAAAATAATAAGTACCTGCCCTGGGTATGTTAAAGATAGAACCACTTTCATGTTTGGTGTAACCCCAGTTTACGTTATCACTGGATATCTGGTACCTTAAGTCAGCATTTACCCAATCTGAAGTTACTGTTACCCTCACTGGTACTTCATATACTTCAGAAGTAATCAAATTGGGTTGGTCTGGATTTACTAACTCGGCTTTAATTGTATACCCATCATTTACGGTAAACCCATATTGAATATCGAAAGATACATGATAGGGTATGAATCTTTTAAAGAAAGCCTCTACGGCTTCTCTAAATTTTCTAAAAGCTGCCGAGTTCGAAGTATATCCATGACCGGTAAGTCTAAAGGTTACCGGTATACATTGAGAACAATCGAAAGTATTATCATAGGTATACTTATCGTCATAATGGTAATACTGGTCAAAGTGCGGATTACCTTTTACCCAACCATCATAGCTATCTGCTTTTGCAGGGTCAGTTACTACGCAGGTTAACCCATACAGCCTCATCATTATTTCGAAGAACTCAGAGGTACCTCTTATTTTAAAAAGAGATATTGAATACTTCAGGATGTTTCTTACTTGAGTACTGGTTAAAGTAAAGGGTCCCTCCTTTGGTATTATCCAAAGCTTAGATAACTCTTGGAGTTTATCATCGGAGTAGAACCCATTAAAGTACTCTGCCCATTTCTGTGCATCTATAGTGTTCCCATAAGCAAAGGGCATTTCTCCGAGGAATTGCCAAAGGAAATTGAGATACATATCCGGAGCCTTATCTATATCGATAATGTCCAAGATATTCTCAATATCCTTTGTAATGTAATCTTCAAAATGCTCTCCACAAATTTCTAGAAACCTCTCTAAGATGCCTTTGCCATTTACCTTATATGTATCTTGAGCTTTATACTCGAATGGCAAAAAGTCGATTAGATTTTTGAGGTTTATCATTATACAATTTCTTTTACGGTTAAAGTCAATTGTGAAGCATTTTCGAATACTGGTAAATTAAAACCGGGGTCTTCATAGTCATGGTTAGGTTCTGATACCGTAATAGAATATCTGTAACCAGACTGATAATTATTGTTCTGAATATCCAAAGAGAAGTCAAAGCCATTAGCCTTATCTATTACCTGTATAGAATTACCTACAGTACCAGTAGTTACATAACCATTTGATACCGAACGTACAGTAAAGGTAGTTGAGGAATTGAAGGTTATGTAGTAGGTCATAGAACCCTTTGCCTTGTTTAATTTAAACTGGCCCAGGTTTAGTTCCTTATTACCATAGAGGGTAGTAGGCCAAGGTTTAATATAGAACTTAGTAAGGTGAAGGTAATCTACTGTTGATAAGTTATCTATTAAGGCATAGATATCTGATAACCTTACGCTTCCTCCTATCTGAGCTTGCTCTGGAGAATAGGCATTGTATAATGCTGTAAGAATTTGAGTTTGTATCTCGGGAGTCTTATAAGACTTCTTACCAGTAACTCCCATCTCTAGAATAATCTGAACCTTACCTGCAGATTTAACCTTTAACCATGTGGTCATAGGAGCTCTTTGAGATAATAGATTGTATACCCTATTGATTAATTCAGAAGAAGCAACAGCTCCACCATCGGGGCTAATATATACTGTAAGCTTTCTACCGCATTCATAATCGGCTTTAGCTTTGTTTACCCCATCAACCAACATGGCTAAACTTTCGAAATCCTCTTTGGTAATTGCTACTCCCAAAGTCTTTACACTCAAAGGTATGTGTTCCTTGAGCATGGTAAAGTTTTCGTAGTTTGAACCGCCTCCAGCATCATAAGCATTACTTACAGTAGCATCCGTAATTGAGGAAGATATTACTGAAGGTACCGATGTAATGGTATTACTCTTTACATTACCCTGAGTACCATTGGTTAAATAGAATACTACATTGGTTATCTTTGCTCCTGCTGCAGGCTTCTTACCAAAGGTACCATCCCCAAACATTATATAAGGATTAAGTGCCTCATCTACTGAAACCATGAAATGCTTATCTGTGGGTTTGGATTTTGCAAATGTATCTACTAATACCCAAGTTTCCCCACCTATCTGTAATGACATAGAGCCTTGTTCATAATACTTACCATTGGGTAGAGTACCAAGATGAATTATAACCCTATCTCCAGTGGGTATTACCATATTATTAAGAGCACTTGCAGTATACCTTTCATGTTGTATGATGGGTACCTTACAAGTAGTTACATTCGAATACCAAATTACATCTCTAGCAGATAACCAAGAATTACCACTGGAATCTGTAAACAGAGTACCCTGAGGTATAGTTAATTTAGCACCAATAGAATTACCCGTAATGCTTCTGGATAAGATTACATCTACGGTAGCTGCAATCGCTGCCCGAGCATGGTAATCTACCAATGCCCCATGTTTAACTACCGAATCATATCTCCTTGCAGTAGATAGGAAAGTTTCCCTTGCCATGTTATCTACGTAGTAATGAAGTACTTCGGCAATTGCCGCAAACAATGAGAGGATGATAATTAAGATATTACCCTCCGAATAATCCGTTATGAGTTTCTGACCTTGAGGGTCTTTGAGTCCCATAAGGGATTCAACCAGCTTGGCCTTAATCTGTTGATAAGACCTCTGGTATGGGTTAAGCCATTTATTTGTGATTCCCATATTATTGTGTATTTAATGAATTATCCGAACTGTCATAGGTGATATCGAGGTACTGACTAGAATTTGTCCCATTTACTACATAAGATACTTCTATATGTATTTTTGCATCAACTCTAGTAACTGTGATACTTTGGAAGGTTATTCTCTGTTCCCAAGCACCTATGGCTTGTTTTAAAAACTCTTTAATTATAAAACTTAGGGCTTGTGAGTTTGGTTCCTCAATACATTGCCATAGTTTACTACCAAAGTTTTCCTGTCGAAATCTCTGACCTATCATGTAGTATAATATTGAACTTATATTATCCCTGATAAGTTTGAAATCTCCGTTCACTGGGTACCAACCTCTTTCCCCATTTTCATTGGTTGTAAGTTGAATAGGGTAAGTTACACCTATACCAACTAAGTCTGTAAAGTAATTCTTTTCCATTAGTGTATGCAGGTTTTATCCTCATAATCGTCTACAACGAATTGTGAGAAAGGTTTAGTTACTTGAGTTACTGTAGGACCTGAAGAACCTGGTCCAGTAGTTACACCTGAGTGTACATGAGAATTGAACATACTGCGAAGTTGTTCTAGTTCTTGGATAGTTTGATTTAGTTTTTCGGTTAATTGAGCAATATTGATTAACCCATGGTTTTCTCCCGTATTTAGTATAACGGTATCACCTGAAGATACATTGATATCCTTATTAGCTGATACCACTACATTAGATTCAGAATAAACTGAGATATCTCCATTAAAATAAAGATTTAGTTTCCCATTATCATCGTCTATTACAATGAGATTGCCTTCTGGAGTAACTATCCCCATCTTATTGGGGCCATCCAAGGGTTGGGGTACTTGATTCATACTCCAACCATGATATTCCCATAAGGGTTTAGTAGGATCACCAAATTCAAAAGTAATGAATACTATATCTCCTACCTTAGGAGCTAAGAACTTAAATCCACTACTTATTGAACCATGTTGTCCTTTCGGTAAAGCCCAAGCAAAGGTACCTCCCATTACTTCTGGTATACATACTTTTACCCTATTCATCTTCTTTTCGGTATCATTATTATCAACAACTATCCCCCGATAAATAGAATAATATCTTCCAAGACCCTCTAATCCTTCTTCTGTTATTATCTTTGCAGTTTCATAGCCCATAATTACCTCGCTTCCTTATTCTTGATATATTCCTTAAATCTCTTTATGGCTACTTCCATATAATCGAATTTAACCCAATAATCATCAGGTACTTGAATATCCTTAATGGTTATTTTTCCGGGTATTACCTTACCCGAAGAAGTAGTTAAACTACCAGAACTTACAGCTATACCTTCGGCTTTCTCGATTGGAGTCTTAGCCAACACCTCTGTATAATAAGCCTTCTTCCGAGCCATTTCATCCCTACGTTTAACATCTAATACATTTCCTTCCTTATCCATAATACCAGATTCAATGAAATAGGCAACCTCATTATAAGTCCAACTCAAATCTAATTCATTGATATTACTTAAAGCCTTCTTATCTTTACCCTTAGAAGTTATAGCATTAGCTTTAGCATCATTAGCTACAACGGTTTGAGTAGACAAACCAGTTTTAGAAGTAGTAGAACCAGCTCTACTTGAGTTCTTCACTAGCTCTAAATTAGTTACATATCCCTGACCTGCGTCCATAGAGTGGGTACATTGTTTTATATACCAAGGACCAGACCACCGTTTACCAACATTCTCCAAGATTAATACCTGAGAAGAAGCTAGTAATGGTCTTCCAACAACTTGCATCTGACAAACTAGTTTACTCTCAGTATGCTTTAAACCTCCATTAGCATTAGCATTAGCTGCCCATGCCCACTTATCTATTCCACCGTATCTACTGAATAGATTATGGTAAAGTTTGTACAGGGGTATTTCAACATTAGCCTTTTTCCAATGTTGGACTTTTACTGTAACACTGAAGACACCAAGACTTGGGTTTAATGGGTTTTTATATTTGATAACTGGAGTGTCATCAATCACCGCAGTATAGGGACCTTTCTTTAATGCGGATATACCTCGATAAACACTTTCTTCGTCTTCTAGTCCCCAAGCATTAGCTCCACCCTTAGGGGTATGCTCTGGGTCAAAGTCTCTTGGGTCCAGGTCTTCTATGACCATGTATTCCATTTGTTCTTTGCCCTCAAAAAGGTATCTTTCGTTCTTGAGGATATTGTATATATCTTCATCTAATGTCTTACCATTAACTATATTCTTAAGAGCTGCATTTAAAGCTGCCCGTCTATCAGCAGGAAATTCTTCCCTTTGAATGGTTTTGTTTATGATACTTCTTACCTGGTCTGTACTAAGTTCATTAAGGAATTTTTCCTTACCTTGTCTATATGCTTCGGCGGGATTAGAAGCAGAATATTCGGCTACATCCTGATTCCATTTATCATTCAATTGTTTCCTAGCTTCAAATGCAGCTATTAAGTTAGGGTCAGTCTTTAAGGTATGATTTATCCTCATCTGCATAATAGTTGGTATATCTTGAGGATTATTTTCAGCCCCATATTTACCTACTGAAGTATGCCAATTCTTATAATATACCCCATTATTCTCATTAGCTACTATCTCCGGTAATTTTTCGGTATCATCAATCCCAGTGCTTAATACTTCTAAGTCTTTACTCTCTGGATTAATAGTAGGAGAGAGTGTAGCCTTAACTCTCTTAGTCACTTTTTGAGTAGAGAATTGAACACTGAGTACTTCTCCATTCTCACCATGATAAGTATAAACGGTTACTGGTTCTTCGTGGAATTTCCTATTGTGTATATAAATAACATTATCTCTTGAATCTATGTACCAAGGACCATTAGTATAACCCCTCATCTTCTGTTCTAATTGAACTAAGATATTCTTGCCAACTAACCCAAAGTCACTATTAATTAGAGCCTTCAAATCTTCTGGCATAGCCACTTCTGCTACTCCACTGTACCTATTAGCATAAAGCACCTTTCCAGTAGTAGTACGAGTATTCTCTGTGGGTACCTGTAGTGACTCATATACTTTATTACTTATTATTCGTTGTTCCATTACTGAAAGATTTCTATGATTACACCTACACCATTATCACAACCACCATCTAAATACGAAGATAAGCTGTTCTCTGAAGCTTCAGAGAAATTGTATGGTGGCTGATATCTTAAATCACCAATAGAGTCTATACACTTGATAGTTACATGGGTACCAGTAGAATCAAACTTTGCCTCAAAGTCCCTAACCTTGATAGTTTTAATTGGACCCGATATGAATTGACCGTCTGGGTATATGTATCCCCACTGTAAGCATATCACACTACCTTCTTGTAAAGCCTCTATGTCTACAGTATCTGGATCTCCAGTATCAAATGTAATTGTAGCAAGATTTTCTTTTTCTTCATCATACCTATAATTCCAGGTACTAATATAAGCTCCAAGAGGTATACCAGTAATAGGATTCATTATCGGCATACCTCTAAAATCGAATAGAGCCAAATATGGTTGGCCCATTCCATTATATAATATAGGTTTTTGTTTAGCTGCCATAAACTGGGATTCTTATAAGTGTTCCACTTTCTACCTCTTTAAAAGGATTTAGTATACCATTAGCTTCTGCAATAAGATACCATTTACCAGAATCACCATAATATCTATAGGCTATATTCTGTAAAGTCTCCCCATCCTTAACGGTATGTTGAATATCGTTTGAGGATGAAGGTACAGAAACTACTGGAGCTTCTAAAGAGTAATCACCATCTCCGTAATTTAGAGCATAGGCATTATTATAAGGACTAGCTCCTATTAGATATTGGTTAACATCAATCATATTTAATACCTCCTGTCTTTTTAAGTGAATCGGAATTTATAAAATCCCCATAGGATAAGTTATATGCACTTACTCTCTTGAAAATCAATTCTTGAGTTGCTGCTGCAGGCAATAACCTACCATTACCAAAAGTAGCTGGCTTTCCCGGTACCCTTACTCTATAACCATTCTGGAAGTTCTTCAGAGTATAGGTTGCTGAAGTAAGAATGTAGTTGTGATTATCAAATATACCGGAATCCCCCCACTCAATCTTAACAATGGGCGGAGCTGTCTGATAACCATTAGCTTTAGTCCAGGCCTCTAATAATCTACATTTATTAATTACCTCCTCAGGATTTTCGGGGTCATTACAGTACCAAGACACATTGAATTGAATAATATCTTCAGCTCCAGTAAAGTGATACATTGGTACATTACGTCCCATGGATTTAATGGTTGCCCATGTAGTTTCTCCTCTGAAGTCCAACTCTGGAGGTCTATTCTGTAGGGTAATATATTGAGTAGGGTTAACAGTCATGTTATATATCCTTACCTCATTCTGATATATAACATCTGCTTTAGCCTCAAAGTTTCTGTAATTAGTAGTATTCTTATTTCCCTTTGCTGGGTCTACTCCCTCACTCTCCTCTAATCTCGGGAATTGTAATTCCATCCTCCATTTAGTCTGGAGTTGTTTGTTTAGAATAGGGTTCTTAGAGGATATCTGAGCTTCTCCCATTACCCCATTGGGAGTATAGAGTTTACCCTTTGGAGCATCATCTTTGGGAAGAGTAGAAAGAGTTCGATTGAGTAATATCCGAGCTCTCCATAGTTTATTTAAGGGGCCAGTAAGAACACCTGCTGTATCTCTTGTAAGGTCATTGTACTTTTCAACAACCTTACCTGCTGCTTTATTTAATACTCTAGCCATAGTGTTTTTAATTTTATAATCCTAATGCTACACCAGTATAATCTTGCTGAGAACCCAAAGAATAATCTCCCAATATCTCACCATCTACACTGATGTTAATCTTACCATCTTTTAATCCATCTCTAATAGCTGCTCTCATTGCATTCAAGAACCTTTCTTCATTCTGAGCCCTGATTGCAGATGGGTCTTCTTTACTCTGAGCTTCTGTATTCCTATCTACTGACTTAATAAGACTGCTTCCTACCTCTATTAATAAGGGAAGACCGATAATAATAGCTAACCCCACGGGTCCACCAAGTAATCCCATAAGTCTACCTCCTAAACCCAAAGCTGAAGAAGTAGCTAACTTCTTACCAGCTTGCTTACCTCCTTCACGTACAGTTGTGGATATTAAATTAGTACCACCAAGAGCAGTACCTTGAGATACTCTTCTACCCATTGAATCCCGATAATAAGCTCTACCTCTCTTATCCTTACCCATAAAGAAACCTCCAGACAAGGGTATAAATTTTCCCATTCCCAAAGTTTGAGCAGCTATTGAACTCATCATGAAAGATATATTCCTTAGATGGGCTTCCATAATAACAAACTGAGCATTAGTCTTTGCAGTTGCCGTAGACATACCTTCAGTAGAAGCAGTAGCAATAGTCTGTAAATATCCTACAGACCTAATAATACCTCTTACAGTATTAAATCCTGCAACAATAGTACCTACTACTACTCCAGTAGCAGCAACTCTAAGACCAAAACTTCCAACCCAAGTTTCTGAGATAGAATTAATTACTTTGATTATAGAGTTACCCACATTTAGTACTGGGGTAAAGATTCTACCCAAAGCTGCACCTGCGGTAACTGTTAAGTTCTCTATACTTGATCTGAATTTGTCAATTGCACCTGCATCAGTTTTAAGACGTTCTTCATTGAGTCGATTTACTGCCCCAATGTTTTGGTCATAGGTAGCAAGTATCTTACCCATCTTATCTCTACCAGAAGCCATATCTCGAAGTACTGGGAGCATACCACGATTACCCCGAACCCCAAAGATATTAAAGAAAGTTGGTGTTTCGACTCGTGAAGGTAAATCTACTGCGGCCTTAGCAAACTTCTGATAGATAGTGTAAAGGTCTATAAGGTTACCTTGAGCATCGAAGAATTCATCGGGACTTAAGCCCAGGTCTGCTAAAGCGTTATAGCCTTTCTTTTTTTGATTAACAAGGGATAGTTGTAAGTAACGAATCATATTGGCCAGTGAGGTACCTGCCATAGAACCCTGTATACCCATGTCACCCAATACACCAATAGCAGCAGCCGTTTGCCGAAGGTCTACTCCAGCAGTTGCCATATCTGCTCCTGCATAGGATATGGACTGTGCTAAGTCTGTTAAAGATATGTTTGCATTAGTAACTGCAGTATATAAATCATCGGTTACTCTAGCGGCTTCTCCCATTGGGATTTGGTACATTGACATGATATTGGTCATCAAGTCAGCTACACCACCTTTCTGTCCCACTGGCATTGTAAAGATTGAAGCCAGCTTAGATGCTGGCCCAATCATTTTTTTAATAGCATCGAATTTATTACCTGCCATAGCCAGGTATCTTTGTCCTGATGCAACATCCGAAGCAGTAAGAGGTGTTATCTCATTGACATCTTTTGCCAATTGTAACATTTCTCTTTGTTCTGCAATGGTAGCACCAGCAATTTTCGAAGCAGTCCAAACTTCATTCTGAACACCCGCAGAGTATTTATAGGCCCTTGCCATTCCCCCTACGAGCTGCATTCCGAAGTCCATTGTATTGGAAGCTGACATCTGTATACCTCTATTCCAGGTATTCATATCATTCATCATTGTTCTGAATGACCCAGATATCTTGCCAGCCTCTTGAGAGAATCGGTCTTTTAAAACCATGGCAACACCGACCTCTACTATACTCCTACTGGTATTCATAATTTACTTTCTTTTCTTTAATTGTTTATAATATTGCTCGGCCATTTCCTTGAATATTTTCCTTATTCGGTACGGAAGACGTAAAAAGCCGAAATAGTCTAAGGCTATCTCGGCTCTGGTGATATAAACAAAATCACTCTCTAACATTACTCTTCCGTCAGGTAGAAAAAATTCGGTGCCCAAACTATAGGATAAGTTCTTTCTTCTCCGGTGGTTGGATTAGTGATATGGGATTCACCTTTGAAGATAGGGTCCATAGATAAGATATGCTTTCTCATCTCAGCCATATCCTTTGCAGTAAACGGAGTAAAGTTTTCTACCTTCTCCCAACTACCATCAACCTCTAAGTGAAGATTACGGCAAAGAAGAGGAGCATTCTTAGTTTGTTTATCCAAAGGCAACTTCATGAACTCTTGTTCTCCCTTACCAGTCATACAATCGAATTTAATTCTCTTGCCAGATGAAAGAGTGTATTCATGGTCTACCAATCTAACTCCCTCTGGATAATAAGGGATAGCATCTGGCTTCTGATTTAAATCCTCTACAGTTGGAGTAGTACCGTAATCGAAAAGGAACTCATGAAGGTCTTGGCCATAAGTAATCTTACCACCATTCTCTTTACCCCAATCATATTCGAATTCTACCTCATCTCCCAAAGAGAAGATACGAGAATTGAAGATAATAGCATAACGGTCATTGACTGGTAAGTTAAGGGCATCATCTATGGTTAATTTCCCATTAGGGGTAGCAGTAGTTCTAATTACAATTGCTGCAATGAACTTGGTAAGGTTCATCAAAGTCTTCATGTCTGAAAGGTTACTGAGAATATCTTCATCAGCACCATTCTGTTCTCTGATTTCATATTCGAAACCAGAAGGTCCGGTAAATCTAAATGTTCTAAATTCCATAATTTGATATATTTAATGTTTACAAATGTTCATAGTACTCCGTATAACAACAAGAAAGGGGTGAGCTCCTATCACAGGAATCCCACCCCTCCACCGAATCTTAGTGAAAATAGACTAAGGAATTAGTATTTATCTGCAGTACCAACTGAGAACTCTATGGACTCAATGGTATTCTCTGAAGCCATTCTGTCCAAGTCTAAGCCGGTAATCTTACATGGCCATACCTCTTCGAAGACGTGGGTATTAAGAACCGAGACTCCATCTTCGGCAAGTTCATTTACAATAGCCGTTTCCCAATATTGGCTTGGTACCAAACCTCCACCAACTATGTGGTCTTGGCAAGCATAAAGCCAATCATGAAGCCATGTGTCTGAACCTGCAGTAGTCATAAGTTTCTCTACAATAAGATTACCTATAGTAACCCTACCTGCAGTTTTAACGTCTCTATTGACGTCCCCATGAGCAACCTGGTCAATTTCAATATCTGGCAAAGTACAACTTTGGAATAGATAAGTATTGATAGGGTGTTTGGGGAACATGATGCTCCACAAGAATTTCTTCCGTGGGTTTTTTACTTTTGCTCCCATTGTGTTATGAGTTTATAAGTTATTACTTGTTTCTACGATTGATACTGCCTTAGAAGCTGCATCGATTACAATCTCCATAGTTACCTCTTGCATAGGAACTACATCCTTATATTTAAGGATAGCACGGTACTTACCCTGACGAGCATCTGCTTCGTTATTAACCGAAAGGTCATCCCAAGAAGTTGCATCTTGGTCACCCATCCAGGTATACTCGGTCATAGCATCTTCGTCTACCAAAGAATCCAAGGTAGGTTTAACCTCCAACCAGATTCTCTTCCAAGTACTCCAAACGTTTGGTTCTTCGATATACTTGTTGAGTACCGGGCGAAGGAACTTCTTCAAGTAGAGATTCAACCTTACGATTGAAAGGAATCTTTCAGAATCCTGTTTCACTTGAGAAGAGAAGCAATGCCATAGCATGGTTTGCTTACCTGCATCTGGAGTATCTTTGATTACCATCTCATTGATATAATTCTGAGCAAGGGTGTTCAGTTCGTTATATCGAGAAGGAGAACCATAGTTGGGGCATACTGGACCAACTGCATCCCCAATAACTCCTCGGTTCATACCTGCAAAAGATTTCCAAGGACCATATTGAGTAGCAGAGGCATCTCCCAAACCAACAATAGTACCCACTACATCGGAATCCTGAAGATTACCATTTTCGTTGTAGTACTTAAGTCCACCACCAAAGTAGGCAATGTACTTAGAGTTACCTACAGTACCAAGGCAAGTCTGTACCCAAGTAACCTGAGCTTCGTAATCTCTTGCCCGAGTACTTTGAGTATAATGGGATAAGTGTTTGGGAACTTCGATATACAGTACCCATTCCATCAGTTCTTTTGTCATATCAGCAGCAGCCTTGTATACTTTGAATATATCTGAATCTTGTTTCAAGTGTTGAGAGATATGTGAAATAAACAATTGGTAGAAGTCTGTGTAGTCTCTTACCAAGTCCAGTGAAGCAATCCATGATTCGACAGTTGGAGGGATACCTGCACTACCGATAGTACCCTTAAACAGTTTCTCTGTTTCGGTGGGTGCAGCATCTCCAACGGTAATAGTGATAGCATTCTTAGTACCGTCGATATCATCGGTAAGCCACTTAATTAGGTTTTCAAAAGAGGAGGAACCTGCAGTAAGTACCGGCTTAATATATTCCGAGTTCTTAGCAAATGCCCTAAGAGCAAGGTAATCTACCGAAGTATTATTGTTATTATCGGCAGTTTTGTAGGTTATTACTGGACCCTGTTCAAGTACTTGCCCATTAGCCGAATAGATTTTATAATACAAGGTATTAGCTTGCTTATAAAAACCAACCTGGAAAGTATCTGCACTACCAATGGGATCTCCATATCCCTTGGTTATTAATCCAAAACTATAGGTAGTACTACCTGATTTGAAAGTAATCAGAGCAGAGGGTATAACCGAGTCGGGTACAGCAGAAACTGAAATCCCATCTTCTGAATCTTTAGCTTTTCTTGCCGCAGCCGAAGAAGCAGTTACTGTACCTTGAATAGCTCCCTTGCCAGGTACTCGAATAACACGAAGCTTAGAACCACCCTGCAAAGCCTTTTCGATATTTGATGCAGAACCATCTGGTACAATTTCAGAACCATAGATTCTTTGGAACTGAGAGAAAGTAGAGATGATTTCTGATGGGTCATCGTATGGGCCCTTAGTAGTTCTAGCCAATACACAAGAAACTCCTAACATGGGAGTAGTTTGAAGAACATTGTTGTTCTTAAACTTAAAGTCAATGTGAGGTGAAGTTGGCATAATTCTATTGTGATTAAAGTTAATTACTTGTTTAATTTATACCCTAGAGTATTGTACCTATACCTTAGGTACTTTTAACTCTAACATTTCATTTTCGTTTTGTTCTAACAATCCAATAAGAACTGATATATCCTGGATAGGTGTAAGAGTACCTTCTCCCAAAGCTTTTTCTGGAAGAATACCGTCTTTACATACATAAGTGTATACCTTCTCAAGTATACCATGTTCTACATCTGGATGGTCATAATAATTACCAATCTCAATGAATAGGTTTCCGGTGGGAGCAAGCCTGCCCTTTTCCCATTCCTCTAAGTCATTGAAGTATGGTCTCACATATCCTCTAGCAGGTAAGCCAGTATATAAGATTGTATGTAGCAACCTCATATCGGCTTGTGTTTGAGAAACTAGATGTACATCTATAGTAATATCTTTTGTTTCATAAGGAAACTCTGAAGCTTGGTAATTACCATCCTCAAGTTTATCACCAATGATGTATTTATTCACACCAATATCTCCAGCATAATAACCTTGTAGTTCTATGGTTATTCTTGGGAGAGTCTTTGGGCCTTTTACTTGATTATTCCCTATACCAAAAAGTGGTATAAACTTCTTCATACCTTTGATTGCCTCTTGAAATCTTTTTTCGTTTTCTTGAGACAAAGGTAAGAAGTCTTCTGGGTTTAAGGTAAGACCCATTTCCAACATTGTACTAAGTAGAGAGATATAAAAAGTTCTTTCTACTATTTCTTCTGAGTTTACCATTAAAAAAATCCTAATCTAATATTTAACTGAACACTTTGATTGCCATTGTCATTAATATACCCATTATAAGTTACCTGAATACCTCCAAAACCACCCATTATGGTTTGTAAATGACCAACACAATTTAATTCACTAACCCATTGAGTAGCAATATTTGAAGGATAATCGGTAAGCCATACTTTAAAGGGTATTGGTTCTGAACCAATACCTCCAGGGAATTGACCCTCTATTGTCTTACTTATATCGGTTATCTTAAATTGTTTTATAAATTTAGCAACTTGAATACCGTTGATAAGGTAGTACTGATAACCCTTTACATTACTAATCTGAGCAGTACTAGTATTTTGATCAGGATTTGGGAATGGTATATTCGGGGTTGGTTCAAAGCCATACTTAGTAGTTCTAGTACCTGGAGATTGAGTTATATTTAAAACTATCTCTGGGTTAAGTTCTTGCTGTGAGATAATCTTAACCGTAGTAGTTCTTTCTAATGGGTTATAGTTACTTGGGTTGTGATCTTGATTAGTAGATTTAGTTTTGATAGTAAGCTTACCTGCGGCATTAGCTTCCCCAATTTCTTGAGTTACCTCTAACCAATCGGATGAGCTTTCTAATTTCCAATCTACAGCACGGTATTCATCTTGAGGCTCATTATTTATAAACTTCTGTTGGTAACTATATACCCCTATTTCTAGAGTCTCACCCCTTTTAGTACCATCGAAAGTATGGGAAGTAGTTTCCGGAGTGATACTAAAATAAGTTCCCCAGGTCTCTACTGTAGGAGCAGCCTTTTGTTGTATCAGAGTTACTTCCCTTTCTACACCCTGAACTACTACCTTGAGGACCTGCTCTTTTAAGGTCTGTTCTGTATTTACTGCTTTCGGTTTTACACGAATGGTAGCAGTACCAGTTCCTGATAGTGAAGATATTTCAAAATCTACTGCCATTATTAATCCTCCTTATTTCTTTTCTAACTTCATTACGTATTTCCTTTTGTAAGGCAGCTTTTCCACCAGCAGCCTTAAATGCAGGAGCCCAGAGAGGACGAGATGGTAATTTACCACCTCTACTACCATACTCTAACATGATAGCTATCTGATTCAAAGTTTTTCTTGAAGTCTTACCAGTATAAGTAATCTTCTTGATTCCAATTGGTAAACCAACGAAAGTTCTTTTCTTACCTTTTACTAAGGTAACTGACCTGGCATATTGTCCAGTAAGATTTAGCATGGTATGGTCTCCATATTTCTTTATGGTACCAGGAGCATGTGGTGGCCAAGATACTCTGGAACCCCTTGGAGGTACACCAGTATTCAAACTTCGTCTTACTATACGAAGAAGTTGATTACCAAACTTTTCTGTACCTTTCGAATAACCCTTAGTTAAGATACTTGGAGTTTTGGCAATCAACCTTTTTGCACGAGCTTGTTCTCGTTTATCTACGTATATTTCTAGAGGACCAATTGGAGTCGATAGTGTAATATTAACCGACTTACTTGGCATAATTCTTATTATTGTTTAGGTTTATCTAATCCCAATTCTTGAGCAATCCTTAATAAAAGGGTTTCTTGGTTAGTTAACCTCTCATTCATGGATAACTTAAATTCTTCGAAATCTGGAGCAGGATTACGAGGTGATTCTGAACGATTATTAATTAAACCAAGAATATTATCGCATTCAGAAACAACTGCCTCAAATTTGGCTTTGTTATTTAAAATATTTAAAGCATTCTGTTTCTGCATTGATACCTCATTAATGATATTATCGAGATTGGTCGTATAATAGGTACCATAAATACTGGTGTTGTATATAACCTATGATATACTAAATACATAATCATAGGTTATAGTTGCAGCACTCTGGTTAATATTAAGTGTTATCTTCTTACCAGATTCTGATTGAGTTACTGTTACTGTGGCAGACCTTGGGGATTCAACGGTATTCTCATCAGTTTTAACTGAGAGCCCATTATCTACTATATTAATAGTAGTCCAACTCGGTACATTTCGACTTGCTTCTACCGGATATATATCAGAGGTTTCTGTACCATTTATCACTTTCTTTTTATAAGAGATGAATGGAACCTCTTCAGTTTTTCCCAAAGCTGGATGAGTAATAGATTTAGAAATCTGACTTCCAGGGGAATTCCCCCAATTAAAATAATAATTATAAGATACACTTGCAGCTCCCTGAGTGATATCCACATAATCGAAATCACCCCCATAATCAGCAAAAACTCTAATAGACCTACTACTTGTACTGGTATTCTCAGAAGCACTAAGTGTAGTACCTGATAGACTAAATCCTGAGATGCCAGTGGTACCTAAACTTGGAGTAGCACTATCAGAGCCATCCCTTGTATTTGAACCTGAGGTATAGTTAGCATACCTGGGTCTACTTGCACTGGGGTACAAAGTTACACTACCTCCAGTATTACTGATGGTATAAGAACTTGCAGTTAAGGTTACATTCCAAGAGCCATAAGTATACCCAGTAAATTCGTTTGCTGCCTGGTATACTGGTACACTTACAGATTTGGTTTTACCATTTAGTGATAAGGTACCAGTAAGGGTTCCTACCTGGGTTCTAGATTTAACCGTAGTTCCCAAAGAACCTGCACTAACTGCAGTACCATAACTAATGCTAGCACCGCTTGTAATTGTGCCTCCTCCAGTTGTAGAACCATTCCATCCCCAAGTCTGAGAATAAGTTGGCATACTTGAGAATGAACTTCTACTTCCTCCACCGGCAGGTATATCGGATACGCTTCCTCCACTTGCAGTGATTTCACTATAGGTTCTATAACCTGCTGATTGAGAACAACTGATAGTTGCCTTCTTATTAGTTTCAGCTTGTGTTAAAGTTACCGTACCGCTTTGTGTACTGGTAGAGGTATTATTACCCATAGTTACAGAAGTACCGCTTCCAGATACGCTACCAGAGTTGGCTCTAGTATAAGTTAAAGCTATTTGGTTACCATAATTATGCCCATTTCTTAATTCTTGCTTGTAAGAAGTAACTGAAAAAGTTTTGGTACCTCCAGTAGCCCCAAAAAGTATAGAGGTTGGTGATACACTCCAACCATAGGTCCATGATTGAGAGGCTGCTGCTTGAGTAAAGGTAATAAAAACGGTTTTACCAGATTCATCTTGAGTATAAGTTCTAGTATGAGCTCTTGAAGATAGAGCTAAATTTTCGGTAGCCATAAACCCCATAGTATCAGTAGACCCCTTTAACCAATCTGGTAAAGTTGTTCCGGTATGACCCACTGTTACCGAAGAGCCTTGAGCTACCCCATCCCAATACTTTTGTTTAGTTGAAGTTAAACCTATTCTAGCAGGGGTTGATTCTCCACCTATAGCAGGAAAAGTAAAGGAAGTATTTATAGCTGTAAATGTATACTTATAAGTTACCTTATGAATATCTTCGAGTTTGACACATTCGTTGTTTCCATAGGAACTGGCATTGGATAGTTCCAACCCCACATAATTTTCCCCTGTTCCTGTAGGGGAGAGTGCTAACAATTCAGCCTTGGTAGGGCAGTCATTTCCTGTCTTACCAAGGCCTACTTTAGTTTTGACAGCACTCCAGGTTGCTATCTCTCCCATGATTATTTATTTTTAAGTTCCTGAATCTCTGCCTTCAAAGCCTTGATTTCATCATAGAGAAGTTTAACACCCTCGATTGCCAAGGTTGACATCTTGTGATATTTAACTTGTTTTACGAGTAAGTATTCTTCTCCGTTGATTTCCAAGGTTTCGAATTCCTCTGGATTAGGTACCGTAGATTTCTCTACTGGAACTTCTTCCACATATTTACCAAAGCCTAAGCCCTCAAGGTTCTGAGCAATAGTTCCCTCGTCCTCTTTACCAAGCATTTCGAATGACTTGGTTGGTATCTGGCAAATCTGTTCCAGAGTATGATTCAAATCCTTAATGTTAGATTTGAGTCGAACATCTGAAGATTCTTTGAAGAAACCAGAAGGAGCCGTGGTCTTAGCAAATACTACCTTGTCGGTAGTTGCCAATCCCAATTGAGCTCTAGTTACTGTATGAGGATTATCCTTTCTACCTGCATGGTTATTGATAGAGGTTTGAGCAGCAGTACCTGCAGCCTTAGCATCGGCAATAGCAGCAGCCTGAGCAGTAGATACTGGCTTATCAGCATCAGAAGTATTATTAACATTACCCAATCCAACCTGAGTTTTAGTAACTGTATGAGGATTAGACTTATTGGCAATGTGATTATTTACCTTAGTTTCTAATGCAGTTACATCTGAACCAGTATCGGAGATTTGATTATCAATATAGGTTTTTAATTCTGTACGAAGAGCATTGATAGCATTAGTTCTATTGGTAATCTCATTTGCCAGGCCTTGTACTGTATTATTAAGGTTAGTCTTATCGGATGCAGTCATTACACCAGCAGCAGTTTTGGTTGCTGCTGGTATGGTGACATTCACATCTGTACCTCTACTATATGAGCCCACTTTGGTATCCTTTACCCATCTAAAATACTTTAATCCGAGAGTATCCGTATTTTGGGTAACACTGTTTATTACCGTCATTATCTCCTGAGGTAAACTATTGATTAGTTTATCATGCTCATTATCTTTTGCAATACGAGCCTCTTGTTCATCCTCTATGGCTTTCGGTAGGGTTTGATTAAGTTTTATTACACTTTCTGCCTCCATCAAACCGGCTTCTTGAGTAGTGGCATTGGTTAGTGGAATAATCATCCCATTAGGCTGATCTATGTAATGACCCTGGTCATCTAAAGAAGAATAATTACACTGAATAATTATATTCCTCTTGTTTCTGTTAGCTATTGAAATATTACTGATTAAATTTCTAGGCATACTAGATACCACATCCTCAAGATGTTTACCTCTACTACCTTCGAAAGCAGTACCTGCGATTTCCCCAATGATAAGAGACGAAGTATTATTGCCTACGAATTTAGTACCTGACCAACGGAATTGGTATGGAGGTTCACCATCGGCAACATTTATATAAATCTTACCAGATTCTCCAACTACGGGAGTTTTGTGACCTGCATCCGTATACAATTGAACATTAGTAAGACCTCCAGTGGGGCTTACATCATAGGTAGCATATACTTCAAGTACATCATCTACATATGAAGGCAAATGGTTAGCAGGTACTAACCCCTTCCCATCCAATGGAGCAAAGCCATTAGCCTTACCCTTAGTTGCTACAAAGGCATCATGCTTAGCTTCTAGAGTGTTAATGTTATTCTGCAGTTTATTACCAAGGGCAGTGTCTGCCTTAGTTCTATCATCAATCTCTTTATCGATACGTTTACCCAATGCAGTATCAGCAGAAGTACGAGCAGTTGCTTCATTGTTTACAGCTTTAGTAAACTTGGTATCTAAAGCAGTATCTGCAGCTTTTCTATCAGCTACTTCTTGATTAAGAGCGGCTTCTTGTTTACCGTCCAAAGCTTTGATAGCATCTTTACGGTCCTGAACCTCTTGAGCAATAGCATTGGGTAATGTCTCATCCAGATTAACTTTATCTTGGGCGGTCATTACACCAGCTTTCTTTGTAGTAGCTGCTGGGATATAAGTAGTCTTATAATCTTCAGGCTCATGAGTATAAATACCCTCTTCTTTTTTAGAAGAGAAATTATGAATTAAAGTAACATGACTACTTTGTTGACCTACCTCAACTGGTTTATCACCAGATAAGATAATAATATTATCTGGTATAGAATCAAACAGCTTCTTATCTGCTGCAGTTTGTACACCAGCTTTCTCTGCAGTAGAGGCAGGCAATGTAATAGGATTCTGTTTTACTGTACCATCTTCAACTACGGTCTTAGTAGCAGCTATGACAACAGTAGTTTTATTGGGAGTTACTGCACCAAGAGCAAAGTTAGCCGTAGAGATTCTATCTAACTCAACCTTATCCTTAGCAGTCATCGTACCAGCCTTAGTAGCCGATACCTGAGGCAAATCGAAAGTTTCGGTAGTATCAGCCTTCAAACCGTTATCCTTAGTTACGGTTACTGTTACCTTATTAGCATCAGAAGCTGCAGAGATATCCGTCAGAGAATTTGGGTCTAACCCATCTAACTTAACCTTGTCTGCTGCAGACATAACTCCAGCAAGAGTTTGAGTTACCGGAAGTAAATTCTTGGTAGCTTCTACTTCTTCACCATATTGGTTATTTGCCTTATCCTTGGTTGAAGTCTTTACTTTGAAAGAAAGCTGAGTACCTGTTCGGGTTACAGTACTAACATCGGTAACCATGGTATCAGGCAAAGCATCAGAAGTACCTTCTTCAGCTACCAGTCTTTCTTCATGGTCATCGGTAATGTTAGTGAATTTACTATCTAAGGCAGTATCAGCATTGGTTCTGTCCTGAATTTCTTTATCGATACGTTTACCCAAAGCTGTATCGGCAGCAATACGGGCAGCTTCTTCTGCATCGATGTTATCCTGGAGAACTTTATCTGCGGCCTTTCTTTCCTCTCTCTCTGTATTTAAGTCAAAATTATTCTGGTCAATCTTTGCTTCTAATCGAATATCCTCAGCCTTACGAGCAGCGATTTCATTATTCAGCAAATCGGTAATGGCAGTATAATTACCATTAATGTTATCCTGAATACCCTGAATCAATTCCAGATTACGTTGAATATTGGCAGCATTCTGAGTTACCAGAGCATGGGTAGCATTCAAGGAAGTTAACAGCTCCGTACGAGTTTCAGTTACGAAAGTTCTCAACTCATTTACCGTAGTAGTAAGAGTATTACTCAGGTTAGTGAATGATTGTTGTAAAGTATTATCTCCCTGTTCTCGTAAGTTCTTTTCAGCTTCAAGCTTACTCTCCAACTCAGTAAGCTTAGCAGTCATAGTTGCTGCAAAGTTGGGGTCATCACCGAGAGCCTTAGCAATCTCAGCCAAAGTATCAAGTACCTCTGGAGCAGAGCCAATAATCTTTTGGATAGCTGCCTCTACTTGTTCAGCACTCTGGAAATCTGAATCGTTTAATAACTCAGATACCTTAGTGATGTAGTTTGCATGTTCTTCGATGCCCTCCAACTTGGCATATAGCAAGTCAGTGAAGTCATTTGAAGAAAGTACTTTACCGTCTACCTTATCTACCTTCTTTCCATCCATTGCCTGGTCAGCAGCAATTCGATCTGCTTTTTCCTGAGCAATAGCATTATTAATAAGGGTATCTTGGTTAGCACGTTCTGTAGCTTCCTTATCGATATTATTCTGCAACTCAGTATCACCAGCTAAGCGGTCATTCTTTTCGGTAAGTATATTTTGGTTGATACCCACCATATCATCTTTATGGTTCTGAAGGTTGGTATCAATCTTTGCCTCAAGAGAAGTCTCTTTGGCAATTGCTCGGTCTTTCTCTGCATTAATAGCAGTAGTATTAGCATTTACCTTTGCTTTTAATTCATTCATAGCATCGGTATTACCTGCCTCTAGAGAATCAATACGAGCTCCCAAAGCATTATCACCAGCAATACGGTTTTCCTTTTCTTGTTCAAGCTTAGTATTAAGGCTAGCTACCTCAGATTCCAAAGCCTGCTTAGTATTATCCAACTTAGCAGTGAACTCAGTACTCAAGGCTTTATCAGCTGCAGTACGGTCTGCTACTTCTTTATCAAGGTTTACTTGGAGAACCTGGTCAGCAGCAGTCCTTTCTACTCTTTCAGTGTTAAGGTCGATATTAAGGTTATCGATACGAGAACTCAAGGCACTATCTGCATTGGTACGGTCAACGATTTCCTCGTTAATCATATCCTTAACTTCCTTGTAGTTATCCCCTACAGTCTTAGTTAAATTTGTGATTGCCTCTGAATTTCTTTCGATATTATGTTGGTTAGTAGCGATTGCCGTAGTATTGGCATTTACCTGCTCGGTAAGCTCATTACGCAAGGTATTGATAGACTCTTGCATACTCAAAGCCAAGTCTGAGATACGCTGGTTAACATTAGCCAGACTTTGAGTATATGCTTCATCAGCAGCCTTTCTTTCGGCAATCTCCTTATCCAAGTTAGCCTGAATTACTGCATCGGCATCTTTACGGTCTTGGATTTCCTTATTAAGGTTATCTCTTACAACTCCGAGTGCAGCATCTCCAGTAGCAGACTTATTGTCTACGTATTCTTTCAATTTAGTTTCAAGGGCAGTGTCAGCATCCTTACGGGCTTGAACTTCAGCAGCTACCTCAGCACTGTTTGCCTCATCTCCTGCAATACGGTCTTCGATTTCTTGGTTAACCTGTTCTGTGATTGCAGCCAACTTCTTAGTGATGGTAGTTGCAAAGTTGGGGTCATTTCCAAGGGCATCAGCAATTTCCTTAAGAGTATCAAGTACTTCAGGTGCTGAACCAATAATCTTTTGGATAGCCGCATTTACTTCCTCTTCAGTTTGGAAACCGGCATCATTTATAAGCTGGGAGAGATGGGTAATATAGTTTGCCTTCTCTTCAATCCCATCAAGCTTAGCTTTGAGGATATCAGTAAAGTCATTCTTGGTCAAAGAATAACCTTCACGTTTATCTACCTTCTTAGTATCAAGGTCTTTATCACCCTTTTCTCTAGCAGCAGCCTCGGCAGCAATAGCATTAAGCAATTGTTCTTTGTCTTCTACACCCTGCTCTTTTATATCCTCAATTTTGTGTTCGAGAACTAAATCCTGAGCAGCACGAGTAGTGGCCTCTGAATCTATATTGTTCTGTAATACCTGGTCTGCAGCAGTACGTGCTTGAGCTTCCTGGTCAATCTTACCTTGAAGAGCATTGTCTGCATTAGTACGATCTGTTACCTCTTTAGAGATTTCATTGTGAAGAACTTGGTCCTCAGAATGACGGTCTACCTTCTCTTGGTCAATCTTACCTTGAAGAGCTAAAGTATCAGCCTGGCGATCAGTGATTTCTTCATTAATCTTAGAATCCAGTACGGTATCTACATTGGTACGATTTGTAGTTTCTTCAGCAATCTTTGCCTCGAGTGCGGCCTTATCATTGATATGGAGAGTCTTAAGGTTATTTACACTTTCCTTAATCTCATTATCGGCAGCGATACGTTCATCTTTTTCCTTTTGAATAAGGTCCTTGAGTTCTTTCTCAAGTTCATCATTATCTTGATTTACCTTATCTTCAAGGTCTTTGATGTCTTCAGCATTCTTATCTACCTTCTTCTCAACTCGGTCGATTTCAGCTTTTAAGTCTGCCTTAACGGTATCAATCTTCTTATTGATTTGGTCTAACCCATATTCTAGGTTATCCTGAACTGCAGCTACTGCAGCACCCAGAGCAGCTTCGGCTTCCTTAGCACGATTAACCTCTTCGGTTAAAGCAGTACGAAGGTCGGTTAATTTATTAGTGATAGTAGTTGCAAAGTTGGGGTCATTGCCCAATGCTTCTGCCAACTCTTTAAGAGTATCAAGGGCATCATCAGCACCATCAACCAAATCACTAATCATCTGTTTAACTTCTTCCTCAGTTTGATATTTCAAATCATTCTCAAGCTGAGAAACTTTAGTGATATAATTTGCATGTTCTTCGATGCCATCAAGTTTAGCCTTCAACTCATCGGTAAAATCATTTTTCGATAAGTCGTATCCTTCTTTCTTATCTACCTTATTCTTGATAGAAAGTACGAAGGCCCAGAACTCATTTATAGTTCCTCCAAAGCCAGCTTTAACAAAGTCATCATAGTAACCCTGTAATAACCGCTGGTCTATTTCTTCGCAGGTATAATACTTACTTACATACATATTTTATAAAATTTAAGGATTAATTACTGCACGTTGACGACCCAGTAAGAATTCAGAATCGATATCCCTGAATGGTTCTCCCTCTGAACCACAGAAGGCATTCATTGGTACATCCGGATTTTCGGGGTCTACATCTCCACCGTCCTCAATATCTCCCCGTATGCAAGCATAATCAGGAAGCCTATTTACACGGAACTTTATTATCTGGCCTATACCAGGATGAGGTATTATTTTATCCCAGATATCCCCGAAGTAATCTTGAAAGCAGGTGACAAATTTGTTTCCGGTCATCGATTGAAATGCCGTTACATCATTGCCATTACCTTTCATTTCAATATGAACTCCAGAGGTACCATTGAGGATAACCAGATTACTATCAAACCAAATTCCACTGTTTGTAGTAATTGGTGTCCACCTCAGTACTAACATCTTTGCCATATACTTTATTTTTATTCTACAAATTCAACTTTGGTATCTCGGTCTCTCTTTAGGATAATCATGAAAACTAAAGCCTCATCCTTTGCCTGAGCAGTCTGAGTATCTCCAGAAGGCTTATACGTTATACCATTAATTACAAACCTATCTTGTTCCCAATTAAAATCCCAATAACCTTCCGGTGTAAGATAACCGATTTGTTCTATATAAGATTTAGAAATTAGTATTGATAAGTTTTCATCATCCAATTCTCCTGAAATAGTTGCCTTATTGATAGGCCAGTTTCTGAAAGCACTGTAGTAACATAATGCCTCGATTTGGATGTTATAATATTTAGGTATACTGTCTTCGGCATGACTGAGAAGCTGATTAACATGTTTGGCCCAGGTTATGGATTGCCTACCAGCATCCCAATCTAAGAAGTCAGTGATAATTTTCTTGTATCTATCCCAAGAGCGGTTCTTTACCATTCTCCAGGGTTCTTTTGTCATAACTTAGTTAGAATTGATTTCTTACCACCTTTCACTGGAGCACTTGGATTTGGCCCATCTAATACTCCAGGTTGCCTTCTATTAACTACTTTTGGGACTACGGTTCTAAATACTTCATCACAGAACGGTAAGTAGATTTCCAATCGTGAAGCTAACATACAAAGGTTCTTCCTTAATTCATCTATTAATCCACCTGGTTGCATTGCTTGAGAAAGTGTTTTCCATAGGGAACTTGTAGCATCTGCCAAGGTATCATAATATTGCACTTCAGTAGGCCCAGTAGTGATTTGTTTAATCCTATCACCTCGGGCAAGTTCGGGTTTAGAAGTACCATCACCAGTTTGTTCTTTGGTAGAAGTTAATTGACTTAGGTATTCTGAAGTACTTGTTAATAGATTAAGTATCTTCACATTGAGAAAGTCCCATGCTGCCAATTCCATTATTAATTGGTTTTCTAGTGCTTCATACCATAATTCATCAGTATACTTATCTGCAGGAATTTGGTGATTTACTAGAGGACCAATATAATATTGCCATTTGGTGATGTAGATAGATTTATCTTCCCTGGTCATTCCCTCTGATATCTCTGAAGGAATATAGTGGTCGATTAAGTTATATATTGTATCGGCTAATGCCGTATGACCATAATCACAAACTACCAGAGTCTTATCTACGGTGATATCTAAACCATTAGAGTTGGTTACATGTAGGGTTACTGTATAGAAACCGGGAGTTTCATAAGAATAGGAAACATGTCTTCCACCATTGAAAACCTCTCCCTTATCATCGCCAAAGTCCCAGTCAAAA